TTATTACCTGCTAAAATACCGCCAAAAGTACCGATAAGTGCCAATCCACCAGAAATAAGTGCAGAAATCACGCTTGAATCCGTATATATCACTCCTTGATTTTAATTAATGTATTGCTATCAACAACAAAGAATCTGTTACTATCAATAATCAATATATTTCCTGCAAGAACATTTGAGCAATCATACACACTTTTCATATCGTATACAGCATTATTATTTTGCATAAGTGGCTTGCTTTCTATAATTTCTACATTTTCATCTCGACTATAAAGCAAACGATTTGTTGTTTTGTAAGTTTCGCCCTGATGATTTTTATCTGTACGAATAAACTCCGACTTGCTTGCTATTGTATTAATACTATTGCTATAAGCTACAATGTTAAAATTCTGCTCGTGATATGACATTACACTATAACTACAAGTAGCTGGTAAAATCTGATTATAATCTCCGAATAAAATAGCTATTGCGTTATCATTTGAAATTAGCATAAAGTTAAGAGTTCTTGTTGATACATTTGTAGTAAAAAATAATTGATTCGCGAAAGTAAGATATACAAATGACTTTTCATTTTCATTTATTATTGCTCGTATATAATATCTTTGAACACTTGATTTTATATTACTATCTCTTTTTAATTTTATCTTATAGCAATTATTAATATTAAAAATTATAGTTGGAATATATGATGAATCTTCATTAGCAAACTCTGCGTCAATGTCCGTTTCGCAAGTAATTCTGCTGTCTGCTGATGTTAATTCATTCGCAAATGCTTTGATAAAATCCTTTTCTGTTCCGTTTATGCTTACTGACTTATTTATATAACTCATTCTGTTACCTCGCTTTCTTCGTAGACAATAGGTACTACTCTTGATATTGTTTTGATGAGTTTATCAAAATAATTTGCAGTAGTTGTATAGTGGTCTGACTTGCCACCGCTTTTGATTTGAGATATTTTTCCATATATTTTCTTTCTTACTACTTGTCCTTTTGTATATGTTTCCATTGACAATCATTCCTTAGATGTTATTGCTCTACGAACCTTAAAAATAGAACATTCAGTAGTCATATAATACTTTCCATCACTTGTTTGAATACCGACATCATAAAAGTAATTTTTATGTTCTAAATTTAAGGTATCACTGGGTACAAAATAAATTCCATATCCCTCATTAATTTTATCTTTACTTGTAGCTATCTTTTTGATAATGTATTTAGAATTATCGGAATTTACATCATCTTCTTTTACGCCAAAAATTATTTTGTCACCATCTTGTAAGTTATAAATGCTACCATCTTCATAGTAGATAATATACTCTATATCCATATTTGTTCCTCTAACTATTTCAAAATCCACAAACATCACTCAATTCTTTTTTTTAGATTTTTCAAAGTTTAAAGCATTTTGATATTGTTGCTTTTCTGTTTCATATTGCCTTCTCATAGCATTTTTTGTTTCCTCTAAAAAACTCTGTAATATCGGCTCAATAACAAAAGGAGGTAAACCAGATTCGTTTATCTCCTTTGTTAAAGTATTTATTAAATCTTCCCTCACTAACATGATAGGTTTTTTTATTGTTTCTTCCATTAAATTATCATTCTCCTTTATGTTTCTATCCATGATACATATTGTATTTTTTGTCCATCTATCGTTATTGAATTTAATCCAAGTTTATAATTTCCAAAATAAAAATTATCTGTTTTAATTTTTACTCCACTACATTCAATCTCCTTATCACAAAAAAGACTATTATGTATTATAAACCCATCTGTTTCGGTATAACGAACCTTATTAAGATATACTTTATTTTCAGAATCATACACATTCCAAGTGAGAGCATCTCCGTCAACTAAATCAAATGTAAGACCATAATTGCCACTTGCACCACCACGAATACCAATTTGTCCTATTTCTTTTTCTCCATATAAATATTTAACGCCTTGCTTACTAATTACTGTTTTTCTACCATCAACATCATCGACAGTTATAGTATTATTTGCACTATCAATAGAAAAAGTTCCATCAACAGAAAGTAATTTATTTCCTTTAATTATCCAACCAGCTATTTCACCTGTTGTTGCTGTAACCTTACCATTGAAAGTACCATTACCACTATTATCAAAACTTAAAACATTACCCTTTGAGTTACTAATTGTAAAAATAGATTGATTATTTGGATTAATAGCTACTGTATTTGTACTATTGGTAATTGTCAAACCATTTTCATTAAATTTTAAGCTATTGTTTTTATTGAATATAGACAAATTTTCACCTACAATAAGTTTGCCAACAACAGCTTCGCCATTTACACCATACTTAGTTTCCATAGTACCCGTTTCGGGATTTACATATATAAATTTTCCAATAGCTGTTTTTGTGGTTTCCCAGTTATCATCTGTAACAGCAATAGTGGAGTTTATAATTTTTATTTGTTCCGATTCATAACTATCTGTAATTGAATTGTATTCTGTAAACAACATACCATGTGAATCCCAAGATTGACATTGATTATCAGCACCACCAATAATTTTTACATTAGTAGCGTCTAATCCATTAGTAAACCAATCTCGAATAACTTCATTACTTTTTTCGCCTTGATTAGCTTGTCTTTTAGTAGAACTATATGAAGAAGCCATTGAATTAGATTTAGATAATATACTTTGAATATCACTTATTCCATCTTTAATCTTTGTTAAATCAGAAAATTCAACTGATAATTCTTCAAGATTATCGAAATCAATTTCATAACTAATAAGTCTAAGTTTATAAATAACATCATCAACCAAACATCTTATCCAGTTACCCACTTCAAAATATTTAACAATAGGTTTGAATTTCTGAATTATCAATAAGTTCTTTAAACTACAAGAAATAGAGTGTTGTAATTCTGCTGATTTGTAAATTTCCTTTTCAGCAGTATCAATAAATTCTTGAGCTTTTTTGAAAATTTCAGAATTACTTAATCCGTCAGAAATATAATTATCATTTGAATATTTATCTTCTCTACGAAAACTATTAAATTCATTAAGCAAATCTGTTCCTAAATATTTTTCAAAGTTTAAATTATCTTGAGTTGTATTTCTTAATGTTATAACATCATTTTGTAAATCTGTAATAGTATCTAATTCGTTTTGTCTTAATGTCATTTCACTTTGAATGGCATTAAGTTTATTACGATAAGGAATATATAATTTAGTATAAAGATTGGATTCTCCATTACTTGATGTTTCATCTGTTCCAGCCCAAGTATTAGGGTTAGACACATCTTGTTCTATAAGTATGTCAATGCAAGCCTGACAAGCATCGGCAAAAGATTTTAACCTATTAAGACAATATTTTTTTAATTCATTACAAAAATCATCATATTCCTTTTTAAATAACCCTGAAATACTTAAATCTTCTTTATCCGATTTTTTTAATGCTTTATCTAATTTTTGTTTAACATACTTTTCATAATCATCATTAACATAAATGACTACATTATTTCCAGTTGCAGTATCTTCTTCATCAGAGCTATTAGTAATTTTAAAATTACCTTCCCAAATATGACCCTTTGTACTATAACTTGAAGATACAATTTCAACATCATATCTATAATCAAGTATAACCTTTGCAACAGATAAAACAGTATTATCAACAGTAGATTTAGAAGCTACTGATATATCTGTAACAGCAACAGGGGAGAGGTTAGCCATTGTTAATAAAGCAAGCTGCTCTGAAGCAGATGTATCACTTAAATTAGCATCAGGCATTAAACTATGCTCTAAATATCCTGAAAAATCAATAGTGTTATAATAAGATTTCATTAAATTAGAATAACCAACTACATTTTCAATCTTCTCTAAATCTTCTTTATAAGTAATATATTTATCAACTAAATTGTTATATTTAACCAATTTTTGATTATCAAGATTATATTCATAGATTGTTTGATAATTACTATATAAAGTATCATAACTTTTGATTTTATTTTGTAATTCTGTTGACATTCCTTCAAACATATTTTCAGAAAAATACCACAAATAATCCGTTCCATTTGGATTGCAGTTTCTAATAGAAGCTGTCATTAAGTCATCACCAGCTTCTAATTTAAAACAATTTTTTACTGAACTTGTATCTGTTTTTAATTGAATATTATTACTAAGTTCATCTGCACTTATAAAAATATTTGTATCATTTCCATATCCTTCTTTAATGTCTGTATTACCACATTTAGGGCAAATATCTGTAAATTCACCACGATAGCCACAAGATACACAATTAGATTCTAAATCATATACTGAAATTGTTCTTAAAATATTTCCGTCTAAATCTGAACAAACATTTATAATAAATAAACAATTTATTTCTTCTGAAATCTCTTGAAAAGCATCATATAGAGATTTATCATCAAAAGAAAATGTCCTTTGAATATTTGCAATCGTAGGCGAAACATATACAATCTTATAATGTGTAGCCTTCTCCATTATTCTATGTAATAAAGAAGCTTCGGGATGTTCAGGATTGTATAATACAGTAGGAATTTTATAATCTTCTCTTGCTATATCATCTTCTGTATTTATTTCTACTGAATAAAGATTAATTTGTGATAACTCAGAAGTTCCTAAATCTGTACAATTTATTGTTTTAATAACATTGTTTTCAGTTTCAACTGTTTCAATATGTATTTCAAACCATTTATCCCATTCTCTACACCATACTAATTTAAAATTTTTTATTTTATCCCATAAATAATTTTCTTTATTGTCAAGATATTTATAAACTTCAAAAGTGATTTCAGATTCATCTCTAAGGCTATCTTTGATATGAATATTTTGAGATTCTATTAAACCTAATTTATCTCCATTTCTTTCAGCCAATATAAAAGTAGGTGTTCGAGGGTTATTAGCTACATCAAAGTCTATATGAATACTCATATATACACCTCTTACAATCCTAATTTAACGGCAGGTGAATAACCTATCTCTATTTTGCAAGGTAATGAAACGGTTATTTTATTTACTCTATCATTATTTGTATTTGATATTCCAAAAAATTTCCAATTAAAATCCTTATGTACCTTATGAGAGAGTATAGAAGAATAAATAATAGGGTAATCAATAGTAATTACTTCATTTGCTGTGCAATTTTTAATTATGGTTGTTTCAATTTTATCTCCAACTTCATTTGATATTTTTAAATCTCCACTTATGTTTCCTATTGTAATTCTCATATGAGGATATATACAACCTTCATCATCAGATTCATCAATCAAAACTACTGTTTGATTAGCTTCTGTTATTTCAAGTTCATAATCTTTTTCCTTATTTAATGCAAAAGGCTTATTAGTTGTCATCTCTAACTCCAATCCATATATTTTTCCACCTACTTCAATATAACTAATATTAAAAGTTGCTTCAAAATAAAAATCTAAATAATTATAAGTCAAGTATCTAAAGCTATGGTAATCTTTTCTATTTAACCATCTTGCCAATTCTCTTTGTTCATCAACAGTGATTTCCATATCTTCATTATTACAAGTATTTTTACAAATTTGAAATGTATCTTCAAGTATATTCCCATATTTAGAATTAACTAAATAATTTTTAGTTCCATAAGAATTTGAAATAGTACTAAGATTAATGTTTGCACCTTTTACTGTATTAGTACTATTAGTACCAAATTCACAAACCATATAGCCTAAATCACTTAATTGTTTTCCGTCATATTCAAAATCTTCAAATCTCAAACGAAACACCTCCTATGGATAAAAGTAATTAGTTCTTTTTAAATATTTTTCTTTTAGGTTTACTAAATAAAGCTTTTTTAAATCCTCTTATTTCATTTAAAAGAACATTATAATTATTTTTTTGTTCTTCTAATTCTTTGAGTTCATTAGTCCATATTTCTTTGATATTTTCTAATTCACTTTTTAAAATATCTATCTTTTCTTGTTCCTCAGAATAAATTTCAATTCTTTTTCTTAACTTATCATTTTCTTCAATAAGTCTTTTATTGTTTTTAGTTAATATCTCTATTCGTTTATTATCGTTCATAAAACCTCCAAATAAAACAATAAAGGCAGAATAAAAACCAAATTTTATTCTGCCAATATTATATTATTTAATCGTAAATTTGTTTAAGCTTGATTTACCAATCACCCTGCTTGTTGTCATAGATTGTACAATTTTTTCAAATCTTTTATCTCTTTGCATAGTATAAATAAATTGTTCGTAATTTGTTACATTTGGTAAATTAATTTCAAAAGACATATCATTATTAAAAGTATTACCGTTTAAAGTAGATGGAATTGAAGGAATATTAAGTTTAAAATTATCCTTAATAAACTTAGTAGGGTCATTAGTTAGGCTATACAAATTTTTTGTAGCATCAGCATTAAGAACACTATCACCTTTCAATAAAGGCGTAAGTACTGCACCATCAGAAGGTCTAATAATAACCTCTTGTCCTTTTTCCTGAGTCCAAGCTAATTGATTAGAATTAATATAAGCACTTCCGCTTGCATAACCGTTGGCTTTCATCCATTCGAGCAATGCCTTACTTTGCTTTACATTAGCATAACCTTTCCAATCCTCACCATACTTCTTTTTTAATCCAGAGGCTTGCCAATAATAAGCTCCATATTTTGTGTCGATTCCAAAATATCTCATTCGAGCAACAAGGTTATTATTTATATCTTTAGAATTATCGCCTCTGCCTGACATATTTCCACCTTGCTGAAAGAAGCCATAGTCAGGAAGAATACCCATATTGCGATTAGCGTTGTCATTAGCTACTTTAATAGCATTTAGCATATTGGTGTTAATAACTTCAAGCGAACCTTTTATTCCAGTTAATGAATTTGTAACCCCATTCTTATAAGTACTCAAAGGCATACCGCTATTCCATGCATCCGTTATAGACTTAGAAACTGTATATCCAACATCTTTAGATTGATTTTGAATGGTATCAATAATTGAATCTGCATTTTTATTTGAGTTATCAATCATATCACTAACTAAGGCGTCAACATCATCAAGCCTTTCATTCAAAATCTTCTCATAATCATCATATAAATTATCTAACATTTTTTGCTGGTCTGAAACATATTTATCATATTCAGAATCTTTTAAGTCTGATTGAGCGTTTTCTAAATCAGTTTTAAGCTTTTGAATTTTAGCCTTTGATTCCTCAGATGTATCACCTTCATAAGCTGATAATTGTTTTTGAATATCTGTAATATTTTTTGTCTGTTCTGCTATTTTCTTTTGATAATCATATAAATCCTTGGCAGATTCAAGGGCTTCATTTCGTTTATCTATTAATTTTTGTAAGGCATCTAATTCTTTATTAATACCTTCTTCAACCATGTCTTTAATAGCGTCTTTTTCACTTTCAGATGCCGAAATAGATTCTCTTTGTTTAGAAAGCAAATCTTCTCTACGCTCTAATAAATCTTGATTATAAGGGTCTTTCGCAAGTTCTTTATCAATCTTTTTAATCTCTTTTGCATACTTAGAGGATTGTTCCATATAAACATTATAATTCATACCATGCAAACCCATAGTAGCATTACCTTCGTCAGTTAATTGACCTTTATCGTCATATAACTTATCGCTATCCATAAGATTGATTAAAAAATCTGATTCGTCAGCTATTGCAGAAATCTTTTCTTGTATTGTATCAAAAATATTCCAGTTGGCTTCACGAATAGATTTATTGTATTCTAAAATTGCAGTCTGTGATTCCTTAATTGCAGATTTGGTTTCTTCAATTTGGCTTTTCATCTCATTATAAGCCTGTGAACCTACCTTAATTCTACCTAAATTAACAGCATCATTCAAAGCAACATTCTGTTGTTGTTCCTTTTTTCGTAAATCAATAATATTAACTCTTTCATTAGAGGTTAATGCTGAATAATACTTTGTGCTTGTAATATATCCCTTAGTTTCACTTTGAGATATATTTTGCTCAATATCACCCTTTTTACGCTCAAATTTACTTAATATCGTATCCCATTGAGTACTTACATTATCAAAGTTAGTCTTTGCTAACTCTGATAACTTACTATTCAACTCAGATACGGCATCTCTACATTCATTAGCCTTTTCAATCCATTGTTGATATGTTTGAATTTTTTCTACTAAATCATCATTATCTTTTATAGTAGAAATATCAATAGTTCCATTGTTTACTCTATTTTTCCAATAATCTGAAAGACCTACTGAATTAGCTTCTTTTGTATATCTTGACTGTGCTAATTTTTGAACATCAATTTCGCTACGAATGTTTGCTTGCTCTTTAAATAGTGCTTTTGTGCGTTCATTCCATGTTTTGAATGTATTATTTACTGTATCATCTAATTTAGATATTGCATTTTCAAGCCTTTTTAGAAGAATTTCTATCCAATCAAAAACTTGTTTGCTTTCAGATTTATTGTCTTTATCTTTATCTGATGATGAACCGCTGGCTTTAGTTTTTACATTACCTTTATAAGTAATTAAACCCTTTCCAGTTGAATTACCATTTGCAAATGCTTTGCCACGCTTTTTACCACTGGTTATTTTACCATTTTCAAGCAGTTGCTTTGTCTGGTTCACAGAAAAAATTATGTCATTTCGTCTATACTTAAAAAATTCCGCCGAATCTTTACCAATAGTAAAGTAGTTGTTTCCTCTAACACATTTATATTTTGTTTTATTCGCTATATAAAACAGGGTACAACACCCCTCATAGTTTCCTATGAGATTAGACTATATCTTTATGTGAAATTAAATTATTATCTAAGATTTTTTCTATATTAAGATAATCCCAATAAGGAATCCTCAATAATGTAATATTTTTATTATTACAATAATCTGTATTGATTTTCTATAAGCACTTTGTTCCTCCTCTCATTTTAAATTAACTAAAAATAAAACACAAATTATATTTGTACTAAAAATAATTTCACATATTTACTATTTCGAATTGCCAATAACTTGCAAATCTACTCCCATAAGGGATAGTCGTTGAACTTTATCACATAAAATGTAATCTTAGCTGCTGATTATCCATTGTTTATAATACTTAGAACCATGTCACCATGTATATCACATATTTCATCTTATATCATTTTGTTAATTTTTTCTGTCTTTCGACCACATTCACACTTATCATTTCTGATTATGTTGTAGTTTAACAAACTTTAGGATTTTCCAGCAATTAAATAAATTATCTGGCTATAAAACTAACCAGTTCTTCGCCGAGTTCTCCTCCCAAATGAGTACCACTTGGTGTATTACCATTACTACCATTAGCGTGAGCTTTTCCAAATAAGCTACCAGTAAAAAACTTTACAACATTAGATAAAGGATTATCACTACTTTTTAGTTCACTTTCAACTTCAAGTTTTGCTTTTAAAGTAGGGGGGAGGCTATCAAGAACTTGACTATAATCCGCATGATAATAAACTGTACCATCTGTATCTTTATCAGTTTTCTCAAAATCTTTAACTGCCTTATCATCAACTTCTGTGTCAACAACAGCAACAGTACCTAAACCTAATTTTGAAATTTTATCTTGAAAATCTTTGCTACCAATTAAATTATCAATAGATTTTAAAAAGACATCTTTTGAAGAAGTATCAATTCCTAAACTAACCAATATTTGTTTGCCAGTTTTATTTCCATTTTGTTCCTTTAAATTTTCATATAATTCATTTATAGCATTATCGGCTTGTGTAGTATCAGCACCTATTTCAAGATTTATCTTTTTATCATTGATATTTTTATTGAGAGATTCGATTAAACCATATATAGTAGTAGCTTTAGTTAAATAATCTTTAGAAACAACTTTATTATTAGAATCTTTATAATAAGATATATTTCCATATCTATCATAGCCACCAATATAATTGTTCATATCTGTATCTACATTATATATACCACTTTCTTGGTCTACAATAGCCTGTTTAGTCTTTAATAAAGTTTCTAATTCTTTTTGAGCTTCTTTAGCACCTTCAAGCTTAATATTAATCTTTCCATTAGAATCTTTAAAACTATCTAAGTTTTGTTTAGCATCAGAAATTTTGTTATTTATATTTTCTAATGTCAATTCAGTATTTTCTAATGGTTTAAGGTCGCTATACTCACCTTTAAGATTTACAACCCACTCATAATCAGTAAGCTTTTTAAGCATACTTTCTACAAATTCAACATCAATACCTAATTTTTTAGCTGCATCATCATTGTCAATATTAAGTTCCCAAGTACCATCATCTTTGAGTTTAGCCCATTCAGGATTAACTTCTTGTAATGCGTGTAAGAAATTTAATACACCATCTGAACCTTCTGCTAAAAAATCTGTTGCTTTATAAGAAGTACCACTAATACTTTCCTTTAATCTTTCAAATTCTTTTCTGACTTCTGTCGGAGAAGCGGCAGACAAATCTTTATTAGAAAGCAAGTCAACATATTCTCTAAACGCATTTGTGCCTACAAGTCCTTCATCATAAAGCTTTTGAGCATCCTCTATGTAATTACGAATAGTATCATACATATCTCCTTCTTCACCAGAAGATTGAGCTTTTATCCATTTATTATAAGAAGATGTTAAACCTTCATACTGAGAAGCAAGTTGCGATACATTATCTATTTCAGTAACTATTTTACTTCTTTCATAATATAAGTCAGCTAATTTAGTAGCATCTGTACAATTATAAATCTCATCAGTAACATCTTGATAATCGTCTTTTAAATCTTTTAATTGTTTATCAATAGATTTTTTTTGAGATTTTTCGTATTCAGATTCTAATTCTTGTAAAGCTCTTTTGTTTAAATGAATACCATTTGCAGTTTTTTCAAATAATTCTTCTGAATCATATCCATCAAGATTTTTAAATCTATTTTTTATAAAATCAATAGAATCATCGGTTAATCCTGTTCCAGAACTTGATTCCTTTATTACACTATAAAGACTATCTAAATTTTCAGTTTCGGCAGAAAGATTAACACTGACATCAGTATTACCAACTATTTCTCCAACTTTAAGAACTGTATCAAGATAATTTTTCATTTGGTTTACAGATTCTTTAGTATCAAGATTATCTATTTGTTTATTGAATTTTTCAATAATATCACTATTTTCAGATTTAATCAATCTGGTAATAGCCTCAGATAGATTATCTGTTTCACCTGCAAGTTGTGGATACTTGTTGATAAGGTCTACTAAGTCTTTACTGTCTAACTTACCATCTTCTTTAATAGTAGTAAGAACATTTTGAAGGCTGCTTACCTTTTCAACATAATCATCAACATTTTTGGCAAATTCACTCGTAACAGTTTTACCGTCTTTGTCAACAGTTTCTCCAACAAGTTCAGCAAAACTAATTTTAGGTGTAGACTCTACTTGATTTCTTAACTTATTTTGTTGTGTTTTATATTCAAAAGAATATTCAGAGTAAATAGTTGAAAGATAAGCATCTATTTTAGATTCAACAGAATTTGTATCATTAGCATTATCGCTAAGAAATCCTTCCGATATTAAATCGTCATAGTAATTATTATTTTTTATTTCTTTAATGAGTTTTTCACGATATTTTTTATAAGTTTCAAGAGTATTAATAGTGTCATCAGGGCTAATTTTCCCAATCATACTATCAATAAAACTTTGAGCAGAAATATTAAAACTTTCAGATTTTTCTTTATAATGTGCAGAAGCTGAATTAAGCTTATTAAAGAGTTCTGTATCTTGAAGATTAGCTTTTTCAAGTACATCTACTGCCGATTGAAACCATTTACGCTTATCAGCAGCATTACCACCAGTTAATTTTAAACCATAATCTGTACCAGTACTAAAGAAATCCTTGCTTGGCTCATTATAAAAATACGCACCTATTTTTTTACCGAGTTCGTTTAAGCTTTCATCAGATTCGTATGAAAAAGATTTAAATGCGTAAGGTGAAGCATCATCATATTTATTTGTTGCTTTACCAATTAACCCAGCTTTATTTAAAGCCTCAATAATTTTTTTGTTTTCTGAAACAACATCATTTTTACTTTTATCTGAATTACTTATATATTCTGCAATATCATATCCGTAGTTTTTCTCGCCTACAGCTTTAGACGCATCTTCTTTTGCTGCAACATAATTTTCTCTTGCATTTTTATAATTTTCTTCAGCTTTTTCATTTCTTATATTTTTTAAAACTTCAAGTTGTTCCTGATATTTACCATTAACCAAATCAAGATTATTATACTGTTTACCAATTATCTCATTAATCTGATTTTGAATATCTAATAACTCTTTATTAGTACTATTATCCCTTATACTCTTTTTGCCTAATTCTTCATATTTGGAAATAAGTTCATCAAGAGTTTCAGTTTCTTCTTGAGATTTTTTTAACCGTTCTTTTGCTTCTTCGGCTTCTTTATGTGCTGCTTCTGCTGCTTTTTCTGAAGCGTGAATATAATCGTCAATAGATTTAACAAGTAAAGTGATGCCACCAATAACTAATGCACTAATTATGCCGTCAAGAGCAGTAGTAGCAAGATTAAGTGCAACAGTTTTAGCAGTAGCTTTCACTAAACTACCAGCATAGCCTGTAAAAGAAGCATTTCCTTGTTCTACCTTAGATAAATATCCCCCTAATGCACTATTAGATTGATTTATCGCACCTACAAATTGTTCTTTATTAAGATGTACTGTGTCCTCAAGATTTCCATTATAAAGTTCAATTAATTTTTTAACATCTTTCCATGTAGTACTTTGTGCTTTGAGTGCTACTTGTGATTCTCTTGACTTTATTTTTAATTCTTCAGTTGCATTACTTAAATCAAATTCTTCTATTTTAGTAAGATTCAAGGTCTTTGCGTATTCCTGTGCCGTAATACTGGCAGTATTCATATAAGCAGACCAAGAACTTAATTGCTGTTCGCCTCTTTGAAGCGATTGAATGTAACCTGTAAGAGAAGCTATATCATTATTGAGCTGTTTTGTAAAATTTTCTGAATAAAATTTTTGATTTACTTTATAATCTGGTTTTCCTATTGTTTTCTTTCCAAATAAAGATATTCCAACACCATTGCCAGACTCATCTTTATTGACAGTAAAAAGACCAACGCCCTTTTTAATATCTAAATACTTTAAAAGAGCTGTTGTAGCAGCGGTAAGAAGCACAGGTAGGGTTGTTATGTTTTTTATTAAGTCATCAGTACCAGATATTATAGCTGTAAGATTGTCAATGACAAATTTAACAACTTTGTCATCCATTATAGTTGTAGATAATGATTCTAATGATGACTTTACTTGATTTGTTTTCGCTTCAATAGAATCTAACCATTTATTTTGTTCTTCTTGTGCAGAACCAGCAGAATTTTGTGTAGCTTGATAAGCTTTTTGAATTTGTCCACTCTGAAAAGCTTGAATAATAGCAACACCCTGATTAGCTCTATTTTTACCAAACATAATCTCTGTAAGGTCGGCTTTGTTAGTATCACTTAACTTATCATAAACTTCTGATATAGATTCAAGAATATCATATGTATCTTTAAAAGAACCATCATCATTAAAAATATTTGTATGTCCTTCGGTTAGATTATAAATCTGAGTTTGAATTTTAGAAACAGATTCAATATCTTCATATTCCTCGCCAATGTCCTGAAGTTCGCCCTTCATTCCTCGCAAACGCAAAGAAATAGTCTTTAAACCGTTACCAAGTTCTCCAATATCTTGGGTAATTTCACCGCCACCAGTAAGCATAGCTAAAGACTTATTTATGTCATTGCCTGCAACCGCTAACGATGAAGCCGAAACTTTCAATCCTTCGCCTAAACTACTTGAAGATACTGCAAATTCATTACCAAGTTTATTAAATTTATCAACTATTGATATAGTATCGTCAACATTTATGTTATATGCTTTTAAAGCTGTAACAATATCTTTAACAGCAGTTTCCGAATCAACCTCACCAACATTTTGATAAATTGATGAAACTTTTGCTAACTGCGAAGAAGCATTAATGTCATAACCCAATTTACTCCATTCAGAAGTTGCAGTTATATAATCAGTTAAAGTTACACCTAAATCTTTTGCGTTTTGTTTTGCGTTTTGAAAGAAATCAGAATACTCTGCGTCAGTATTATCAGTAACCTTATAAAGATTAGTCATTGCACTATCTACATTTGCAACATTTTGATATGCTTGCTTTGCTGTATCAACTATTTTATAAAAACTGTTAGAAATAGTATAATATGATGCTAATTCTTTGCCTTTTTGTTTTAAAGTGTCAATAAAATTTAAACCAGTTTTACCAGCTATAGTTGCTTCTTGTGTAATATCTCTGAACTCATCTTTAAGCCTATTTAAACTTGTTTCATTACAACTTTCTAACTGACTTTGAATAGTTTTAATTCTTGAGCCGAATTTTTTAGTAGCATTTGAATTTTGTGTCAACCATACATTAATTTCATTGCTAAATTGTTTTTTGCTGTTTTCAAGGTTATATACCGATTCATTTATCTTTTGTAATTGAGCTGCTTGCTTTAATTCATTATTAACTTTTTTTAGAGTATCTTCAAACTGATTATAAGTTTTGATGATTTCTTTTGTATTATTAGTGTCAATAGCGTTTTTAAATGCTATATAACTTTGGGATAACTTATTTAAATTTTCTTCCGTTGTTTTTGAAACAGTATTTAAACTTCTTAAACTTGATTCTATCTTACTATATTCACTATCAATATTACCTGAATCAAAATTGCTTTTTATTTTTAAAACTTCTGCCTGTTGTTTTGCCTGTTGTTTTTCTTGCTCAATTTTTTGTTGCTCTCTTTTTTTATCAGAATCAGCACTGTTAATTCTTTGTATGGCAGAATCTTTGGCATTATCTTCAGCCTTTTCAATTTCTTCTAATTTTTTCTTTAATATCTCAAATTGTTCTGTTGGTAATTGTTCTCCAAGCTTTTTTCTTAATTCTTCGTAAGAATTGCCAACATTTTTTATCTGCGTTTCTATCTCTGTAATTTCATCACTATGCTTTTCAGGATTATTGCTTTCAAGTTTTGTTTTTGAAAATTCTAAATCTTTTTTCTGTCGAAGAAGTAAAATTAGTTTTCGCTCTTGTTCTTTTAATTCTTGCTCTTGTTGCTTTAAAGCTTCTGCCTGTTGTTTTTCTTGCTCAATTTTTTGTTGCTTTAAAGCTTTATCAGCGGCAATGCTGGTATTTCTTCGTTTTGAAAAAATTTCTGCATCATAAATTTCTTCTAATTTTTTCTTTAATATCTCAAATTGTTCTGTTGGTAATTGTTTTTTAAGCTTATTTCTTAAATTATCATAAGCAGTTTTAATTTTATTTATTTGCTGTTCTAATAATTTAAGTTCGTTATCGTGATTATTAGTGTCGTTATTTAACTTAGTCCTTTGAGTTCTTAATTTTACTTTTTCTTGAGCCAATGAAATTAATTCTTGCTCTTGCTTTTTAAGTTTCTGTAAAGATTGTTTATCAGACAATGCTGCTTTTATAGATTCAATTTGTCTTTGAGTCTTATCAAATGAAGCATTTATTTGATTAAAATAATTACTGTTAATGTCAAACCCATCAATTTTCAAGCCTATCTTATATAAAGAAAGATAAGATGCTTTAAGTTTATTAACTTGTTCTGACAGAGTTTGAAATTGTTTACTACTTTTATCAAGCTTTGCAATTTTAATTTCTGAAACATTTATTTCTTTTTGAATTGTAGAAAGCCATTTATACACATATAATAAGTCTTTTGCGGAATCTAATTTTTGTTTATCAGCTTTTTCTTGTTGCTCATTTGTGTTTTTTGCTATTTTATTTACAGTAAGTAAATTATTAGCAAGGTCTTTGTTAGCCTTAGATAAATCTTGTATAAAGTTTAAAACTCTGTCATCAGATATAGAAATATCAATTTTTATAGATTCACATTTTATATTTTTTATTTTATTCTCAATTTTTTGTATAGCATCAGATTCTAACTCTAATCCGAGCATAACATTATAATCAGCCATTACACCATTCCTTTGTATTAAAGTGCAAGATTGCACTTGATTATAGGTGCAATCTTAATTATTATTTGACTCTTGAATTTTATTCAATTCTTCGCTAAAACTTTCTTTTTCTAACTCTGCTCTAAGTTTTGCAAGACCTTTCCATTTTCTATCTTTAGCAGTTGCATCATTGTATATATTCAACATTTCTGAACTACCCCATTGTTGCAATTCTTGTACCAATTCGGCTTCAAGCCCTGCTGCTAATAAAGTAGTACACCAATAATGTCTTGTAGAATGAGGATAAAAATGCTTACTCAAAGGTTTATCCCATTTTTCCATCCAACTTCTTATAGTACTGGTAGTAGCTGGCTCTCCGTCAGATTTAACAAAAATATAATTATGCTCTATTTCGTTTTCTTTCATAATTTGTTCTCTGATAGGCAACCATTGTTTATAATAGGGGAGGAATACATCTTTTATAATATATCTTTTTATTCGTTTGCCATTCACACCTCTACCTTTTACACGCATTTCATTAGTAGTTTCTAAAAATAATCCTTCAAAAGCTAAATTATTCTCATCTATGAGGTCTGTTGTGAAATTAGCAAATTCATCAGCTCTTGCACCAGAACCCATCATAAGTGATAATAAACATTGCTCTTGAGGCTTGTTTATCTCACCTAACCAATTCATAAGTCCATAAAGTTCATCTTTGGTAAAAACTGACTTCTCTCTGATAAGTTCTTTAGCTGGCTTTTCAATCTTCTTTACTATATTTTTAAAATTCGGATAGTGTTCGTCCATAACATTCTCAATCCAATCACTAAGACTACATAAAGATGAGTGCATTTGATGAAAACGATTAGGACTCCATTTCAATTCAGTAACGCCAAAATCAAAGAAATCGAGTATTTCAAATTTCTTTAAATCAACAAAAGACTTATTATCGCAATATAGTAGAACATAGCAAAAGAAAATATTATAATTTGACTTATAAACTAATACCGATTTTGGTGAACGCTTAGTTGAAAAATTCTTCAAAAATCTATCAACTAATTTTTGATTTTCTGGATTTATCTGTTCTATTAATTCAAGAGAAGTAATAACCTTTCTAAATGTTAATCTTTTTTTATTCTGCATAATATCACCTCATTTCTAAAAAATAGCACTGGTTTTACGCCAGTGCTTTAATCTTATTTGTCAGATTTTTCTGTTGTCTGTCAACCTGCTGACATACATATTCAGCACATATCTTAAATGTTGAGTGTTCGTTGCAATAAATGAAATATTTCTTTATTAAAATAAAATCTTTATTTTATATTTTATCTAACTTCTATACCTCTATTTTTTAAAGCTTGCACAATTAAATCTATTACACCATAATCATCTAAATCTAAAATGAGCATACTTTCACCCCAGATAGAAGTCCATTTTTCTTTTGGCATATAATTACATCCAAAATGTCCATGCCGCCCATTCAAGGTATCTTTAACAATTTCAGCAGTAGAATGTTTTTCGTTTTTATAATGTATTTTACTTAAATCAAAATAAACATTTGCTTTAAATCCATGACCTGTTGGTATTACTTCTGTCTTTACTAAAGATTTTAAAAGCTGATAAGTTCTTTTATATTTCACAGGTGTATATTCTTCATAATATTGTAAAAGTTTCTCTGCAATAATAGAATAAACTTCTTCTTTGACTTGCAACAAAGTATCTTTCATCTGATTATTTAAATGTTTTTCTAAATCTTTTAGATTTTTAAAATTCATATAATAACCTTTACTTTAAAACTTTTAAATGCTGATTTTGATAATTGTTTACTAATTCGTTAATCTTTTCTGTGAGATTACGAATCTCTTCGTTTTTAGAATTTATCAAATCACTTTTATTACTTTTAAATTCTTCAGATTTAACATAAGCATCTACAATTGCATTAATATCAAGATTTTCAAGATTGAGCGTATTTAATTTTTCCAAGATTGTATCAGCTTTTACTTGGTCGAAATGAATTTTCTCATTCAAAATCTTAAAGAAGTTTGAAATACTCTTACTTACACTATCTTCATGAATACCAGTTTTATATTCAATATTATAACTTGTTTCTTGTTTCAACTTTTCAATAAAGTTTTCACCAATAGCACTTTTTATACTATCAATAACATTAGTGTTTTTGATAAAATTTTCTGTATCATCAATCGACATATCACCTAAATCAATATCTGTAAGAACATTAATAAGTGCAATATCAAAAGCTATATCTTTAAGGCAAGAAAAATAATCATCATCTATAAGGCAAAGTCTTGTAGTATTTTTGATGATTTTAATTCTATCTGACATATTAACATAAGACTTTATCTTATACTTAATTTCTTCATTATTATACTTATAAATATTTTCGCTCATACTATTTCTCCTTATTAAAATCATTAGTTTCAAAAAATTCAGTTAAATTCCAATAATAATTCACTCTTTTTTTATTGCCTTTGATTTTTACTGCATTATAAGATATTAAATCTATTTCATTAAAACTTGATTTATTAAGTCCATGATACATCTTCATAAAATCACCTATATATTGCATATAAGTTCTTTCAATCCCTATATCTTCACTTCTAAAATTAAAAACAAAACAAGGGTAAACATTTTTATATATAGAATATTCTTGTAAAGATAAAATTTGATGTTTATGTATCATTTTTCTTGGTTGAGTATCGTCTAATTCTATCTTTTCAAAAGTCATATATTTATCCTTAGTTGTTTTTAATTCAAGACAATAAAAAATACCTCTTTTACCATCAAATAAAAAATAATCGCAAGGATTTTTATGTGTAAAAGAAGTAAGATTACTTTGCGTAAATGATTGTGGAGAATCTTTAAGTCTGTATAACAAATATTCATCAGAAATAGATTTTTTAAAATTCTCCTCAAATCGTTTTCCTACATTTTTCATTTCTCACCGTCTTTTTATCAAGTTTGTTTTGCATATTGCAGCACGAGTCAAAGCTTTATTTAACATACTTTCCTTAGAATTTTCTAAAAATTGTTGAGTTTGTTTTTTCCTTACTTCAAAATCTAATCCAATAGGTTTTGACAGCACTTCCATTTCTCTCACCTTTCTTTTGTACAATAGTTTAACCGTAATACAGTTTTTTGCCTTAAGACATAGTTGTAAATAGGTTCACCGAAAACCATCCCAGCACCTCAGTACCGACTTATACAACAAAGAAGTATACTTCATAGGTGGTAAATTGTAAAAAAAAGGATATATAAAGCAGTGATTGCTTATATATCCAATAAAATATCAATCACTATTAATACTACTCTACAAACTTCTGTTTATTACGCTTTCTTTTTATTGTAACATTATTTTCTGTTTTGTTTGCATTTTCTGTATTCTGAATATCTTTCTCCTTATCATTGTTCAAAATATCCTTAATAATAGCCTTAATATTCTCTCTTAAATTTTCTAAATCAGACAAATCAACATTGGCAAGTTTTTCTTTTGCTTCTGCTTTACTATATACATTGGTAGATAACCCATGTATAATCTGATAAATTTTATAATGTTCTGCGGTATCCGTATGTATCTTCCAAGGTGACAATCTCATAAATTCATTACAAGAATTACATACATAATAACCTTTTCCACATATACTACAATATGCGTTTATCTTTTCTGCCATAAAATTCACCTACTTTAAATAAGAATTAAGAATAGGGAAGGGGTTATATACTAAATATAACCCCAATTAATTCAATTATTCGCTTACTACAATAGTGAAAAGGTCATCATTTGTTTCATCACAATAATCCTTTGACATATCAAATTCAAATGGATGTTTTCCTGTTGATGTAAGTGCAAGTTCGATAGATTCAGGATTAAGCTTTGTCTTAGGACAAATAACTGCACCAGAATACACAAGATTATCATTACACTTATCTCTGAAATAAGCATAAATTATCGCACTACAAGTCTTAGGGAACTCAGAAGTCTTATTAGCAACCTTAACAGCTTTTTCAGTTTCGTAAGCATATTCTACATAAATCTTACCTGTAAGTCCTGTTGGTGTTTGAATTTCCTTACTTGAATCAGAAATAACAAACTCTGATTCAGAAACGGTAGAACCAGCCTTATAAGATTTTCCAATTTCGGAATTAGAAATAGAATAAATAAATTTTACACTATCCTTAATTGGTTGATTCTTCAATGTAACTTTGCTATCTGCAATTTCAAGAATTTCATAAGTATGACCCTTTAACTTATTAGTTAAACTTGCAACTTCCTTAGTTGAACCATATTGTGCTGCTGCAAGGTCAAGAGAAAGCAAAGAATTTGTAGCACTAAACTTAGCCTTCTTTGCACGATAAAGTGTTGTAATAACAGAACCAATAGCATCTGTAATCTCGTCACCTTCAGCAGTACAGTTGAGCGAAGAATCCTCAAGTGAAGTAAGTCTGTAAAGCATTTCCTTTGTTTCTGGGTCTGTAAAAGAAATTGAACGAACCTTATCTAAGATAAGTTCATTCTTGTTAAATGTGTCAGCCATAATTTTCCTCCTAAAATTTCATTAAAAAAAGAGCCTTTAAGGCTCTAAAATTTTATATATATCCAGTAAAATCTAATCTACTTTTATCAATACCTTTTAAATTAGCAAATCCAGAATAAGCACCTTGCAATAACATAGTAGCATCCTGAATTTTATTAATTCTTTTGATATTGTAAAGTAATTCATATATTTTCATTTCTCCAACTTCTTTTCTACTTATTCCTGAGTACATAGAAATTGTAGAAATATATGGTAATAAAACACTTTTAAAATCCTCATATTGTTTGCCCATTGCTTCATCACGAGCATCTTCTATCAAATCTTTTTTAGTTCTTTCGTTAGCAGGAATTTCATTATTTCTCTTTAATCCATGTATTTTACGAACTACTTCAGTAATTCTTACATAAATGTACCTATTAATAGTTATATCATTTTCTGCATTATAAAGTATCACTTGATTATTTCGAGTATCTTTATATAATCCAAAATCAGCCAAATCAATATCTTTGAGTATTAACTTTAAAGGATTTTTACTTAAATTTTCTATATCAACATTTTTTACTTGCTCAGTATCTTTTATATTATTAAGAAGCTTCTTCTTACTTGAAACAAGCTGAGAAATAACCTTTATGAATAAATCATAATCATCTATCTTTGTATAATCTATTCCCATATCCCATAATTGCCATTTTAAATCAGCACCAACACTTGTGAGATTATACACTGCATTAAAATAATCTTTCTCACCAAAATTTTTTATCTGCATAACAGTAGGTTGAGTTACAGTTATTTTATCTGTAATTTTAACATCATCACCATAATACATTTCTAATTCATTATCAATCATATGTATTCCTCACTATTATTACAAGGTGAATTATTCAAATCAGTTGTAACAAATGTTAAAATGCGATATAAATAATCCGATTGATAAGAACCTTCAATATTACTTGATAACCTTATTATACCAATACCTAAATCAGACCTGCCGTTGAATTTTTTATCAATAAGTCTTGACAAATAATCATTTCGATTGTCGGTGACTTTAGGAATATTATCCACAATCATATGCCTATAATGAGATATTATTCGTATTTCTAATGTCGGAGTGACATATATTTTATTATCCATTCTATATGATTCGGGTATATGTACTTGAACTGTAAGAAAAGTGTTTACTTCTTTTATTGTATAAGGGTCTTGGTCATAATTAAATATATGAGTATTAATAAGTTTTTCAGGTGTTTTACTATCTACTGTAGAACTTCCTATTGCTCGTACTATTGTTTCATCTTTTATCAATTCTTTTATTATGGTATTCTTAATTAAACCAATACTTGAACTATTTGCCATTATAATAATGATTTAATATGAATAACCAAACTTGTTGATGGAATATTATTGTTTTCAGAAGATAATATCAATTTTATATCCTCATCAACATAATTATCATTGTCTACCCCAATAGCAATTTGATTATCATATTCCTTTACATAAAGTTCTTTTTTAAAATCTGAAACAATTTTCCAAATAGGAATAACATTATTTAACTCATTTCCATTGTCATCATAAAACTTAGCAGTAAATATCTTACTATCTCCACCTGATTTTATAATATTATCCTCATATATAATTACTGCCTTCTTATTATCTTCAGCTTTATCAGTTTCAAAATAATCGCATATTCCTAAATCTGGTCTATCCGTATCACTATCATTTTGATATTCAGCTAAAGTAACTTTAACAATACCCTTTTTGCCAAACTTATTAGTTGTAGTGTCATTTTGTGTTACAATAAAAGAAGTTGGATTTTGTTTATTATAATCTAAGTAAAATCTTTGTGGTGTATCTAATGCAATAGTATTCTCGTCATAAGGTAAAGACACTCTATGTTGCGTTGTTCCTAATGTAAATTGTCTACTGCTTGTTTCACCTGAGTTATACTGTGTTGTATTAATATCAACACAAGGATATTCCAAAATTTTACCTTCCTTGTTTTGCCATTTTAAAACCCAATTACATTCCAATAATTCGCCTTGATAATGAATATCATCAATATTAAATGATTTGTTGCATAACAAATATAACGAATTTTTATAGTCATAAAGTATATCACCTATTATAACAGGTGTATCTATCAAAGTCTGAAAACTCATTTTGTTACCATCAACATTCGAGAAAGTTCTTTCATATAATCTAATTTTTATTGGCACTTCGTTATCATATGTTTTTTTGCCTAAACTCCAAAAATAAATTATATTATTAGTAGAACTATCATCTGTAAAGGTATAATCTAATAATCGCTTACTATTATTTACATTTTCCTGCATCATTGAGTTTCCACTTAATTCCATTTTTTTCTTGAATTTTTCTAAATAATTGATAACAAAACACCACCCTTATTTAGATTTTTGATTTATAAGAATGTTCAGTAAATGAAGTTTTAATACCATTTTTTAAGTCATCTCTTGTTTGATTCCAAGAATACCTTGACAAAAGTGTTTCATTTTCTTTTAAAAATGTAGAGTGCATTTCCATCATTTTTTCTAATTGATTAGCATTACTAAAAGCATTAAAATCTTTAGAACTTAAGCTAACTTTTAAAACTGATGGCACTCTTATATATGTAGAATCTAAATATTCAAGCAAGACATAGTTACTTAATATTTCGATTTCCATATCAGATAAATCTGAGTCAAACTGTTCTAACTCATCATTTCTATTCGACAAATCTTTTCTACATATATGAAACCTTGAAACGGCAGGAATAATATAATCATGTAAACAATCTTTTACTTCTTCTGCCGTCATCAAAGGAATCTCATAACTTTTAAATTTGGGTAAAAGATTAGCCCAAATAACATCATAAGGTGTAGCCACAATATCTGCCCCTTATTAAATAAGTTTATTAAATAAGTTCTACCTTGAATTTATTTTCTAAAGTCTTAATAACAGATATGCTTTCAATTTTATCTTTGGCGACCATTTCTTTAATTTTATAAATGACAGTTGTCTTTAAAGAATTATCCATTTTAGAAATTTGTGAACAGATATTTTCAATGTTTTCCTTTGTATATGAGCTTGAATCCATAAGATACTCATAAGTATCATAAATTTTTGATAATCCAAACTTTTCGATTACTCTATTGTCCATTGGCTTGAGCCAAAGATTCCTAAAATATGATTTATAGTTTCTCCACATATTCTTTAAAGTTTCAAATGTAAGAATTTCTATATCACCAACATTATCCCAAGCATAATACTCACCATTCTTACTATCTTTATAACTTACAGATGGAATCAATGAAACGACTTCTATTTCTGTAATGTCAGTTAAAGGTTCTTGTGAGCTTATTCTGCTTTCATTAACCTTAGAGTTTCTGTTAGAAAAATCAGCTCCTACAGCAGATGTAGAAACTGATTCTTCACTAACAATATTAGTTGTTGCCTTTCTTGGCATAATATCACCTTTCTTATTCTCTTATTTTTATTTACTTATCAAGAAAAAGTAAACAGACCTGCATAAGCTGGAAGAACAAAGCCCATACCCATAAGTGTCTGAACCTGAACATCAATAGTTGCATCACTATTTCTCTTAGAGCCATCAATAGTACCAGTGCCAATATCAGAACGAGTATCGCCAAACCATTCAAGCTTAATAGGTTTAGTATCACCGCCAAGAATAAACAACTTATTATCATCAAGTGCAAGGTCGAATGTACCAGACTTTAATGTCTGAGGGATAACCATAAGTCTATTACCTTCCCAATCAGCAATAGAACCTGTCATAGCCTTAGCTTCCTTTTGGGAATTTGCGAACATCTTATCAGGAACAATATTAGCAAGCTTTCTTAAAGCACCCTTAGTACCTGCAATAGTAAGATTCTCATAGCCACCAGCAGCCTGAACCTTGTCACAAAGTTTACCAACAGCTTCTTCACTATTACCTGTTGATGCAAAATCAGATGGGAAGGCATTAGCTACACTCTGGAACTGTGTATAAATTCTATCCTTAATATACTTATTTACAGACTTGTAAACTACATCAAGAAGCTTATCAATAGAGGTAATACCAGTAAGAAAACGCTCAAGTTCATCATATACATGAATGTATATCCACTCCTTTGGAAGTGTGATTTCAGAACCTAAATCAATAGCCTGCCTATTAGTATCCCAATGATTACCAGCAAAACGAGAAACAGTAAGGAGTCCTCCCTCTGTATAGAATGAAGTCGTGTCACCTAAAGCACGATTCTTAACTTCTACAAAAGCCTCAACGAATGGTGAATTAAAAATATTTTCACCGATAGTTGTATTTACAACCTCCTCTATAATCTCAAACATTACAAGATTGTTTCTTCGGAAAGCCTGAAAAAGTGTAGCACCCTTTAGAATATCGCCATTAATTCTATCTCTAAGATAACTTTCAAGGTCTTTCTTAGATACCTTATCCTTGTCTATATGTAATGAAAAGTCGCCTCTTGCTAAATCAAGTGCAAGGTCATAAATCTTTTCATTTTCTGTTGTAAATTTAGTCTTAACCATTATTTATCCTCCTTACTTTTAGGCTAAAGTAGTAACCTTAGCTTCATACATAACTCTTGAATATCCATAAGTGTTAGCCACTGTAACAAGAGTTGCACCCTGAACCCTCTTACGCATAATAGTAGCCTCAAACTTAGCCGCTGAAGTTGTACTATCGCCTGCAACTAACTTACCTGTAGTTGTATCAATAGTAAGGAACTTACCAACATCAGCCTTTGACTGAGTTGCTGATGTGATACCATCAATAGAAATTGCAAATTCATCATTAAAAGCAACTACACGCACTCTAAAAGGAGTGCCAGCCTTAATGATAAAATTGTCCTTTCTCTGATTAGTTATCTTACACTCATCTGAGTTCCACACAGGCTGGTCAACCACAACAACTTGCTTCCCAGTTGCTGAACCCTTTACAAACTTATAAATAACATCTTCGCCATCATCAAGTCCATCAAGATAGCCGAATGTACCATTTTCAATATCTTCAGTTGCTACTGCATCAAAAATTCTTTCTGCATAATGAGTAGACTTCATATTTACAGATTCAAATACTGTATAATTAGCCATAAATTTCCTCCTAAACAAAATAAAACCTGCGAGATTAATCGCAGGTTAAAGTTTTAAAATTAATATTTTATATTTTACTTATGTAACGGTATATTACCATACTTTGTAGATACATAGTTAGTATCATCGTCATCATGAATACTTGTATCTGATACATTAACAGTTAGTGAATCACTACGCTTACTAAAGTTTTTTCTTAAATTTTTCTTAGCGAAAAGAATAGCACATTCACTTTCAATATCCTTAACTGACATTTCAGACTTCTTTTCTTTTAACTGTTCAAATTCTGCAACATCAGAAAGTGCTAAAGAATATTCATTAAAAACATTTTCTTTTTCTGCTTCTAACTGTTCATTAATACGCTTTTCTTCTGCAAGTACATATTCATCATACTTAGGCTTAATTTTATCATAATCAGCTTGAAGCGTTTCATACTTAGAAGCAATTTCACTCTTTTCTTGATTAAGAATATCAATTTTCTTATCAAATTCAGAAATGCGATTTTCAGTAATAGAATTGTCAATAGTATTTTCGCCATCTTGATAATTTTCAAAAATAATCTTTTTTCTTACACCAGTGCTAAAATCAATAATAGGCTTATCGTTTTCTACTTTAAAAGTAAAACCATAAAAATTCCAATGGTCTTTTCTATCTTCAACAATTACTTCATTATCTTGAACATCCCTAAAATAATATCTTGGAAATCTATCGCCCCATTGGTTTGTTTCAGTTTCATAATCTTCTACAATATTAGCAATATCATTTATCGCACTCTGAACAGTTTGTGTGAAATTTTCTTTATTTGTATTCTTAATATCCTCCATATTTCTTTTACCTCCTCCATCAAATTTTAATTTATTAAATTCTTCCAATCTATTCTTGATTTCAGAAAATACATTATCAACAGAAAATTGCAATGTAACATTAGAATCAATCATAGCTGGTTGAATACCTTCATCCGTTGTTGATAAAATACAACAACCTGCAAATGAGAATTTAGTAAAGGTAAAAATACCATTTTCATCTTCGGTACCATCAAAGTTATTTATCTCTAACTCCATTGATTGTCCTTTTCTAATATCTCTTTCAAAAATATCAACAGCTTCATTAAATTTTGTCCAAATAAGACCATCTACTTGTAGATATTCTCTTTCTTCACCATCACTTGAAATCTTTTTTACCCATCGAGCATTACAAGATTCAGGAATAACACCATATGCTTGTCCTAAATAAATTTCCTTTATTGTATTATTTTCAATTACAATTTCATGCTCGTGTCCTGTAAAATCCTTTTCACCATTCTCATTTTCCTTTATATAGCCTAAAATCGGTGTATTTTTAATAGTTTCTATATTTTGTTCTACTACTTCTTTCGTAAAAACACTACCATTAAAATTCTCACCTAAATGCAAAACATCAATAGTAACATTCAAAAATCGTGTATCTTTAGTTTGATATTCACCATTAATACTAAAATTTACTGGTAATAAAAATCTTTTATTTTTATCCATTTTACACACCTCCATTCTTTAATCACTATCTATCTATATTACTATCATTATCTTCAGTTTGCTGACCTGCTATATCTAATGTTTCACCCTTAGAAGCGTTTGTCGGTCTGCCAGCTTCATCACTTGAACTGTTATAAGATGAGGATAGAGGAATAAACCTATTTTGAAAATCAAAAATATCAGTATGTAAAGTATACGCATTTAATGTTCTTGCTGGTGTCATATCTAAAGAAGCCAAAAATTTATCAATTACATTAATGCCTAAAGTACACGCTTCTTTATATTTCTTTATCACATTATCACGATTAAATATAGTAGTATCTAATAAATAAAAATTAAATTTAAAATTATTCTTATTATATTTTCTTATCTTTATAAAGCGATTTATCCATCTTTCAAATTGTCGGTATACACCATATACAAAACCCGAATCATTCTCAACAGATAAGTTTACAGCAGTACCCGATGAACTACCATTATATAATTCTTGACTTATACCAGATGAATTATAAACTTCATCTAAAGCGTCTGAAACATTATTGCGAGTATTATTACTATCTTTAAAAGAAATTGCCTTACCTTCTGAACCTAAAGTATGTATCAAACCAATATCATCAGGCATACTATTTCTATTTATCTCAGCAAATACACTTAACATTTCAGGTGAAACTACGGGCTTGTCTACCGTATTTTCATCGACAGGAACTTTCACTATAATAGCTTTATAGTTATCCGTCTTAGCTGATTGTAATTTTAACTTCTTATATAAATCTAAATCAAAAATATCTCTAATAAGATTAATTAGAATTGGATAAGGATATATCCATTGACTATTTAACTTTATACAAATTTGTTTATCAGCAGGCGGCAAATACCAATGTTCAGATAATTTTCCATCTCTAAAATCAATCCATGCTTGTTGAACATAATCAGGATAAGAGCCTAAATTCTGAGGCTTAATTTTTGCTAAATCTATTGCGAAATTATAAAGTCCGTCTTGAAGCTTATACAATTTACAAATAGAAAAATTTACTTGTTGTATAAAGAAATCAGCTTGATTTTCAATTACAAGTCCACAATAAACATCTTGATAGGGGAGTGTCTTGAAAATTTTTGAAAATTCATGCTTCAAATTCATATTTTCAAGTTTTACACTTAATGTTGAATAAGCTTTCTTCAAACTTTCAATATTAATATTTTCTTTTACATCATATAAATCAACACCCCAACAGAATAATGCCATATTACTGTAATAATTATTAAGCCTATAATAATGTGGTGATATTTTCATAAGAGATTCAGAAATACTTAACAAAATCCTCCAACAACTATAAGGATGTTGGAGGGCATACTCTATATCTTCAAATTTATATTGTCCTAAAAAACCTGATTCTATAAGAGTGTTATTTGTAAATAAATCTTGCATTATTAATCTTTGATATAAACTTCTATATAAATTATAATCAATAGGTTTACTACCTTTAATAGAGTTGTTAAATAACTTCTCGTCTTTCTTATAATAATTATTTTGTTTACCTCTTTTTGTCAATATATCACCACCTTAATATAATTTTGCTTTTTTGTTTAACTTTTTAAAAATTGTTGCGTAATCATTTAATTTGAAACCTTTTTTAGTTTCTTGTAAAAACTCACGCTCTAATTGACATTGAACCCAATAATTATAAGCCAATGAGCTATATCGGTCTTTTCGCATACCAGATTTTTCAAATACTCGCACATTAGTTCCTTTGACTTCATACTCAAGATTTATCAATTCGTAAATAAGTAATGTAGTTTGAATATAAGGCATTTCATAATCAAGTTGATTAGCTGTAGTTAACTTATCAAAATCTTTAATTCGTTTTTTTAATACTTCTTTCCCTTCATTTTCGGGAATAAGTAAATTAATTTTTCCACTTGAAAAACCACTTCTAAGAGCTACACAAATTTCATTGTTAAATGCAGGGTTTGCTTTAATAGACCATATAACTTTTTTAGCTTTATCAACTTTACATCTATCAGCCATAACACTATCATTACAACAACTTAAAGCAGGATAAATTTCTCCATTTTCAGGGTCATAAATATCTCTTATAAGAATATCATATACACTCAATCCTCCATTAAGAGCATCAATAACTAAATCAGTACATTTATAAAAATGAAATAACCGCCTTACTTTTAATGCTAAATCTTCAGTTACTTCTCCTTCATAATTCTGTAAATATATAATATTTGAAGTGTATGTATTGTTACTGGAAGGAATCGCACTATTAATAACAACACAACTTGCATCGTTATTATTTTTAGTAGAAGCCATAAGAGCAACATCTAATGACAATATTCTTCTTTCGTTCAATACTAAATTCGGAACTTTAACCTTTGAATTTTCAAATGGATATATTGCAGTTTTTAATTTTCTCTGTTTTGATATATTGTCAAATGTAAAAAATGCACCTTCAATATCATTATGTGGTAAACAACCCATTTCCATATCAAAAATAGATTGGTCGAAATCGCTTTCGGACATTTCTTCTTCGATTTCACTTTTTAATCTCAAACCTTCTTTAACAGCAACTTGATATGGTAAAGCACAAACGAAATATTTCATTTTATCATTCAATAAATTAGCAGTAAAAGCTTTTGATTTTTCATAACTCCAATGAGATGTAAACCAACAAGATGACATATAAATTTCAATATTTGATTCCAAATATTTTTCTTGATTTTGATATTCAGACTGATTTAAAAAATTAGGCTGTCTTGGTGTACCTAAAAATCTTTTAACGACTGTGTTTATTGTATTTTTATCAATCATTCTAAACTCATCCAACACAATAACATTAGCTCTTGCACCTCTGCCAGTATCAGATGCCGTAACAACTTTTATCCATGAACCATTTCTAAATTTTATATAAGCACTGTTTAAACCAAGCGAAGATTCTTTTATTTCTCGATTAAGATTATTTGAACCCCAAGTAAAATTTTTACAAAAATCATCTATAATTTTAGATAAAACTTCATTAGCCTGTGGTCTTGTTCCAGACACCACACAAATTTTAGTTTTAGGGAATAATATACATCTAACTACGCAGAACAGAGATGTTAGCCATGTTTTTCCAATCAATCGTTATTAACTATAGGCTTTTTATCCTATACTCTGGAAGTTTCCTTCATTTTCATCGGTTAGTCTTTTCTAACCCAGCTTAGCATATATTTTCATCTTCAACATTACTTGTTAAGATGTCAGACACTCGTGGCTACATTATTCTATTTGTCAGTAGCTATGCGTTACGGTATCACTTTGCCTTTTAAATCAAAGTGATTACCTCGGTGTTAGCATATAATTAATTTTTATTACTTAGCCTTCACCGATTTTGCCTGATTTAATTACTCTAATATTTCTATTAGAGAGAGCATTTTTCTTGTAACAATAAAAATTTTTCATATTTTCTATTTAATTTTTGAACAGAATTATTATAATACAACAATTTCATTAAATTATAAGCATTTTTACCTTGAAAATAAATTCGATGTTTTTTCTCAGTTTCCGAATAAACTTTTGATTTCAAATTATATTCTTTATATACTTTATTAGATATATAATTTAAAATTTTTTTATTATATGAAGTTATATGTATTGTAGGATAATATTTTTTAAATTTATTGACATAAATACATCCATCACCATCTATATAACCTCTTAAAAAATCAATAAAATAAGTATTTAAAATCGGAAATTCTGGTTTATATGTTTTATTACATAATATATTTTTTTGCATCAAATCTTCTACAAGATTTTTTGAATATACTCTTAACCTAACCGAATCAGAAATAGTAATATTTTTATTATTTAAAATAAATCCTTCAAAATGTCCTTCTGTGATTTCATGAACACCACCAAGCTCATTGTTCAAATCAATTAAAACTTGTTTATCTAATTTTTGTAATTGCATACCAAATTCATAAATTCGTTTATTTGAATTATAAACAATATAACCATCAGCATAAATATATCCTATCCAATATGCCTTTGTTGGAGTGTCAATATTTTGAAAATATCTATCATTAAATACTCTTGTTTTATTATCTAAATAATGTTCAACATAATGTCTTATCTGACGCTCTGAAAAATTTAATTTATCCGCTATTTCTTTATAGGTTGTACTTTTGTAATTGTTGAAAATAAAGGTTTTATCTTCGTTAGAAAATATAGACCGATTTACTTTCTTTATTTTATTATTATGAAGCCATCCTGCAATTTGTGTCGCTGAAAAGCCACCACCCAATTTATCAGCAATATCTTTATAATGCATACTTTCATAATTATTTAAAATAAACTTCTTTTGTTTTTCGTTAAATAATTCTTTTATAAATAAACACCTCTTTTTATTTTATATATTTAAAAAGAAGTGGGCGGTATTTATCCGCCAAACTTCATTGTTACAAATGCGTTTTACTCCTCGCAGCCCAAAACATAAAATGATTATTGTGCATCATCTCATATAATAATATTTTTTGAAATAATTTTAGGTTTATATTCAAATACTCTTTTACAAAACGCTGTGGGTTATGCTAATGTCGGTAGAAATTTCCCCAATATGCAACCCCCTGTAATATGCGTTCAGATTTCTCGTTTGCTAATTGTTTTTCACTTTTTTTACAATTTTCTACCAATTAAACCACCACCTCTATTTATCATTTATACTATTTCCAAAAATAGCGTCGAATAATGCTTCAGAACTTTCATCTCCGCCATATTCAGGCTTGGTGGCAGTGTATTTTTTCATAAATTTTGTATACAAATTAGAAAACGCATTTTTTATTCCCATCATTTTCGCAAGGTGTCCACGAAAAAAGGTATCAATGTATAAACCTATATTATCGACATCTTTTAACTCTTCATCAATTTCAGGAAGCGGTCTTGTATTCTCATATTTGTCAATAAGCGTTCCAAATGTTTGCGTATCAGCCATAGTTTCAGCAACATTTTGCTTAGGTTGAAGATTTAAAGTGCCAAGATAATCTTGAAATGACCTATCTAAATCTTTGGTGTCTTTGCCTTCTCGTCTTGCTTTTAAAATATCTAATTGTTTAAAACAAAGATTTTTAAATAATTCTTCTTGTGCTTTTGTCCTACACTCATGCCTTGAAGTCCAATCATCGAATTGACTCTGTAAGAATTCATAATCTTTCTTAGAACCCAATCCATATCCAAAAAGTTCAAGAGTTTTTTTGTTAACTGAATCTTCTAAATTTTCATCTAAATCAATATCAGCATTATTGATATTCGTATCATTATCTGTATTTTTATCTTTTCGTGATTCATCTATTGTACTATCATAGTCTTTTTTTAGATATTGATATTTCGTTATTCTTTTTAAATATGCTGTTATAAAACAAACTTTATTACCATTACTTTTCATAACAGAATTAAAAACCTTATCAGAATAATAAAGATTGTACATCATACACAATCTTTTTGTTGCTTCTTTGTCAGGTTCTAAACACTTAAGTTTTGTATACTTGTCCACATAATCTGTATATAATCCCTCTAAGCAACTTTTGCAAATAGGAATATAACCATTGTAAGCACCATAAATTTTATTGCTTGAAATCCAAAATCCTTTATCCGCTTCAGTACTTGTTTTTACTAAGCCACAAACTCCACAAGCCATAGACTTAGCTCTTTTGCATATCTTAGCTTCGCCTATAATTTCTTTTTTTTCTAAACTTTTTAAAAAATCAACTTCTCTTTTCGCATCTCTTGCTGCCATAATACCTTCACCACCTAATAAACTATTAAATATATAATTGATTTAATATGATATATCTTTTATTTATTAATTTAATTTTAAACTATACTCACAAATCTTGCCTTTGCCTTCTTCAAAAACAAGTAATTTTCCAGAAGCATTAGATGTTTTATTTAATGAAAGGGAATAAGTATCTACACCTACAATAGAAGGAATATTAATTACTTCAGAATTAACACCAATCTCCTCACTTTTTGAATGATGTAAATGTCCTGCGATTAAATACTGTATTGAAACATTATGAATCTTAGAGAAATCCTTTAAAGCCCTTTCCATATTTTTAATTTCACCATGTATACCCATAATTGTATTTCCTGCAAGTATGTCATAAATATAACCTGTAGGATTTTCTATTAAGGTAAAATTAGGATTGTTTTCTAATCTTATCTTGATAAATTCTTTTACAATTTTACCCATATTATCTTCTGTAAAAGTTCCTTTTTCTTGATTTAACATACGCAATTCAGTGTGATTTCCATTTGTCATCTGGTATCTCACTCTAACATATTCAGTTAATTTGTTAAGCCAATTTGTAATGAAATTTGAATATTGAATAGTCCCGTCAACAACACCATATTTTAATTTCATAAGTTGTGATACCCTAAGACAGCCATCAGAAAAATCACCTAATGAATAAACATTAAGTGTATCAATGTTATCTCTTTGAATGATTTCTATTACTTGATTAAGTAAATCCCACATTCTATTTTCAAAAATTTCAGGATTATAAGAATTAATTATGTTTCCGAGTAAATCTCTCAATTCAAAAGTGGCACCAAAATGTTCATCGCCCCAGATTAAACAATATGCCTTATCGTTATGCTTAGGCTCTATGTAATTTGGCACTCTCATTGGAGAAAGATTATTTATTGTTTCGCAAATCTTTTCGGTGATTAATTCATCTCTTGCCGTTTCACGAAGCCATTTATTATATTCTATTTTTTCTGTTTGTAATTTAATTCTTTCTTTTCGTAATTCTTGAATTTTATTTTCTAAATCATCTGCTTTAGAAAAAACTTTATTTTTATTTTCAGACACTAATTTAGATTTTAAATATTCAGTTCTAAATTGTCCTCCAAAAATAGTAGTAGAAGATTTTCTAATTGTATCGGCAGCACACTGAATATTATATTTCTCTTTTATTTCAGACCAATCTAAATCATTGATACCTTCTATCTTGTTAGAAATATCTTTACATACCTGTTCATACATATCAGGTGTTAAACCATATTTCAACAATTCTTTCTGAAAATCGTAAATTTTCGTCAACTCCTTTTTGAACCTCTCATGGCTTTAGCCATGAGATTCCTGCTTCACAGACTTCGTAACCTCTATCTCCACAGGCGTAACTTCGGATTATTCCAACCCTAATTTTTATAGTTACTACGCTACTTGTAATATTCTCAATCCTTCATTAAGAATATTGATAGCAGCGTTAATATCTCTATTGTGGTGAGTGTTACAACAAGGGCAGTCCCATTCTCTAATACTAAGATTTTTTGTTTCCTTATTTACATATCCACATACATTACAAGTTTGAGAACTTGCAAAAAATTTATCTACCTTAACAATCTCTCTATCATACCAATTTGATTTGTATTCTAATTGTCTGACAAATTCAGACCAAGATACATCTGCTATTGACATTGCAAGGATATGATTTTTAATCATATTATTCACTTGTAAATCTTCGATGAAAATCATATCATTGCTCTTGATTATTTCAGTAGATAACTTTTGCAGAAAATCTTTTCTTTGGTTAGCAATATATTCTTGTAATCTCGCTACTTTAATTCTTGCTTTATTACGATTTGAACTACCTTTTGTTTTTCGAGATAGCTCTTTTTGTAATTTTGCAAGTTTGTTTAATGACTTCTTGAGATATTTAGGATTTTCTATCATTTCTCCATCACTTGTAATACAAAATTCTTTAATTCCTAAATCAATTCCGATTGAGTTATTTGTCTTTTCTAATGTTGGTATATCAACATCAGTACAACAAAGTGAAACATAATATTTTCCACTCGGTTTTTGTGAAATAGTAGCATTAAGTATTCTTCCTGATGGTATCAACTTGTTTTTCGTTTTTACCATTCCTAACTTCGGAAGTTTAATATGCTTTCCACAATACTGAATGTTTCCATTTACGCATTTTGACTTATATGAAAATTTATGTGTTTTCTTGGATTTGAATTTAGGATGTCCAGAGTATTCTTTGAAGAACTTTTGATAAGCCATGTCTAAATCTCTAAGAGAAGATTGGAGAGCAGTGGAATCAACTTCTTTTAACCATTCCAATTCTGATTTAAGTTGTTTCATATCATTAGCACATTGCACATATGAGAATGTTTCTTTATTTTTTTCATACATTTCAATACGCTGTGCTAAATATTTATTGTAAACAAATCTACATGAACCAAATGTTTTAGCAATTATTTCTTTCTGCTTTTTATTTGGATAAATTCTATATTTATAAGTACGTTCCACTGACTTCACCTCACTTTCTTTTTTGATTTTTAATATACTTTCTGATTTGTTCTTCGTTTAATATCTCTACTAATTTATTCTACACTTGTGGAGTTAATATTTTGTGTCTATTTTTTCACACACCAAACAATATGGTATTGGATTGAATATACATATCCACGTCCGTGAGTTACTTCCATTATTCATCACTTCATATGTATATTCTCCGTTTGCGATTCATCTCATCACTAAAGTAACGAGTGTTCTCGCCTTTATAAAAATAAAAACAGTCAACTATAAATAGCTAACTGTTTAATGTTTATTTATTTTATTTTGACTCGCAAAGAGTACAGTTTTGATATTTATTTTAAGATATGTACTTTATTGAACATATACTATTGAATCTTCATTCTACTAAATACAATCTTCAGATATATTCAGCCACAAGGGAAACAGGTATGTGCTATAAGTAGCGACCTTATAACATTCCTGCCACAAATAACCTCAAGCCTTAATAGGAATGATTACCTACACCTTTCAGCAACAATTCATTATCATTAATTTTCTATAAATCCTCTTATAAAATTTATTTCTTCGCCTTTGCCTACTTAGACCCTATACACATCTTATACACAAGTTTCCTTGCTTCATAGCGAAATAACTTATGGTATTTCCGAGGTGTGAAATTAGTAACCAACTAATTTCCTAACTTGGATTCTTCATCATCTGATGCGTCTATTGCGTTACCGACGTGATAGTTGCTTTTATCTGCGATTATAATAGTGCTACACCTTTGATTTATTGATTCATTTTAAACATCACTGCATAAAAAAACGGTAATTTCCGCAAGTATCCTTGTTTCGTATACTACCGACCATTTCAGTATACCTCAGCATAATCTGCGAAATTATGTTTTCACTGAGATAATAGTATATATTCACTAAAATACATATCCTATTTTTATGGTGTCAGTAATCAGACTTGAACTGATACGATATTTCTATCAACGGATTTTAAGTCCGTTGCGTCTGCCTATTCCGCCATACTGACATATATTCGGAAGTTAAGTATATAATTCAACTTCCGAAGCAAGAGAATAAAGAAAAGTGAAAGAATTTATTATATAATCAGTTAAATTAACTGTTTATACCTTATTTGGCTTGCATATTAAGTTTTTCGTTATAATATCTTGTAACATTAACTTTTGCTTTAATACCACCTTTTGTAGTAATTACATCTTCAGAATAATTTAATTTTTTCTCTTTAGGTTTATTATAAATACCTTCTATGGTAATGCCTTCAAAAAGTCTAATTTTTAAAGGATTTTCTTTTGTGTTATTTTCAGATGTAGTAGACAATATTTCAAAAATTTTATTTTCAAGATTATTATATGTATCTTTGACAAAGTTTTCATCAATAGGATTTGCTAATTCACTTTTTATTATAGCAATTACTATTGATTTAGCTTCACCTGTTAAAAAACGAGAATGTTTAAAAGCCTTTACTAAAATATCTTCAATAGTTTCAACTATATTACATTCTTTTGATAGTTCTTTAATTAAATTTGCTTTTGTTATATCTTTATTGTTATTCTTGTTATCTACAGTTTTATATTTCAAATAAATACCTCCGTTTGTTTGTAAAATAATCTAAGATAGGAAGAAAGCTAAAGGAGTAAACGCTCTCTTCCTATTAAAAAGACATTTTACGATTCTCCCTTTGTTTAAACAACCATATTTTATTGTTGCTTAATTTTATTAAAATAATTACACAACCTTATTTTATGGTTATATATTGCTAATTTTAAACTATGTATTACCCTTATTATTTTGCTTTTGCCTTTTTACTATAAATTTTCTATTTATCTTTTCTAATTTACTTTGACATTCAACGCACCTACAAGTGTTTTTATTATTATAAGGGATATAAAACAATTTATCACATTCTATACACGAAACCAATTTGAAATGCAACTTAAAATTTTTAGAAAGGTTATTATAGATATTTTCACCATAGCAAGCCCATAATAAATCTTTATGTTTGCTTTTTTTGATACCATATAAATATTTTACTAAAATATCAGACACATCATCTTCGTCATACCCAAATTTAGAAAGTTCAAATTTAACCTTATCAATTATAGACTTGATTAAAAGTTCTTGCTTAATTTGCGATTTTCTTAAAAATTCAGTAGAAACTTTTCTATTAGAATCTATCTTATAATGATAATTTTTATTTAATTCTATATATTTAACAAGTAATGGTTCGGTTTTATCTGAAATTATTTTATTATTTTCATCAAAATAAGCATCAAATTTAATATCTGGATTTTTCATCAAATAAGTATAATCAATATCTTCAAGTCCAAGCTTTCTACAATTTATCCTTGGATTTGGAATAATATCAAATAACCTATTAACTATACTTTTGTTTTTAGGTTCTACTTGCTTTCCCAAACTGTCTTTCGCATATATAAAAAAGTGTGGTAATTTTTTATTCGTATATTCTTTTAATATTTCGGCTATTCTTTTAGGTCTTGTCGGCATATATAGTGTTTTAGCTCTATCAATAACATAATTATTTTCCATACATAGTATTTTCACCATATCAATAGCTTCTTGCTTTTGTTCTTCATTCCCATTGATAAAAATATCACTGTTCCATATTTTAGTTATATTATTGCTGTATTGTCCTATATTTGAACCTGTAAAGGCTGAAATTAAACCATTATAAATAGTTTCATTATTCAATATCGTAGCGTGTGCTTTTTTCATATCATAATAAAGAGGAACTATATTTTTCATATTTCTTTTAGCTATATCAATTATTGTTTTATCTGAAATAACTAAAAGTTTATCACCATCAACATCTAACATCAAAATTTTAGTTATTAAATCATGACTACTTGTATAAATGGCATTTGTAACAAACCATTTTCTCATATCCTTTTGAACATCATAATTATCAATATAAGCCATATTTTTTCTAACTGCGTGTTCTTTATATAAATGAGGACTTCTAAGACAATCAAGTTCTGAACTGTTTCTAAACAGCCAACAAAATACCTCACCATTTTCGAGCAATCCTTTCGGTTTATCTATTCCTAAAAACCAATGCTCACAAGCTGCATAGAAATCAGGTAACACAAATGTATACTTGCCATTAACTTCTAACTTACCAGACCTATATCTTTTAAGCAAACAATCTTTAGTTTGACGAATTTTCATTTTCAAATATTCATCGTTAATTAAATCTGGATAAAGTTCAATAGATTTTTGTAATGGTGTTTTGAATTTATTTGATATATCTATGCCTAAAAGATTTTCAACATTTTTAAGAGAAGAACAAAGATTATTAAGCTTAGTGATTGACTTGTTGGCTATTTGTAATAATTCAGTGTCACTTACATCTGTAAGTGTCTGTAACATTTGATAATTTATTTTACTATTCTTAATCTTATCTTCTTCCATATTGGTATATCCTGTTATACAATGATTTTCTTTATATTTATCTTTATAATCTTGCCAAGAATCATAAAATTTCCAAAGCTTGAATTGAGATTTTGTAATTATAACTTGTATATCATCTTCTAAAATATTCCATTCCTTGCCATAAATATCCTTAATAATAGGGGAGCAATTATGCTCGACAATAAACATTTTAAAGTCAAATACACCTAAAAGTCCCTTTATCCAAGGTGGTCTAAACATCTTATTTCTCTGTTTTTCACCGAAGGCGTTAGGCAATATCATTCCTGCACCATCAGTATGGGGGATAGGCACTTCACCTTGCTTTCTTTCAATCATATATTCTATGTCATTAACAAAATCATAAGTTCCAAAAACATTGGTTTCAAAATCATCAATTACTATACATTTATCAATATCAAAATTCTTCCATTCATCTGTCGCAGAATTGCTTAAAGCAGTATAAGCTAAATGCTTATTTGAATTATTTCCACCTTTTTGATTTATTGTATCTAATGTAAGACCACACATAACCTTTTTTTCAATACTTTTCCACGCTCTCTCTCTAATAAAAACACATTTCTTTTGCCTTATTTGACCTGCTGATGATGTGAAATATATATATTTTTCTCCTTTATATTCAAAGCCAAAATAAATAATATCTTTAATAATATCAAAATAATAAGTTTGAACTACCATAAAATCATCAGTAAACTCATTAGGTGTATTTTTTAAATATCTTGTCAAATTAGATTCAAAAACTGAAATAATATTTTTATCAGATAAAGTATTTTCATTAAGTGTTCTTGTATGATGTTTACCATTGGTCTTAATATTTTCAGAAACCTTATTAGAAAGTAAGCTTAAAAGTTTATTCTTTGTATTTTTAATTTTTTCTTTTTTTAAGTCAATAAGCTTAGTGATGGCATCGGATTTCTTATTTAATTCTAATCGGGTAATTTCATTAATATCATTACTATTCAAATACTTTTCGATTTTTGACAATTTATTTTGCAATTCATTTCTTTCAATTTTTAATTTATGATTGAGCCAATGCAATTTCTTTTCTCTTGCTGTATAGAAATTACCTGTATCAACACTATAAACTTGAATTTGCACATCTAAAGACATTCTTTCACCTCATTCTTTAACTATCAATTATATATTTCTAAATAATCAACAAGTGTTGAAAAACTATGTAGGTATTCATAATAATCATTTTTTCTATATTCTTTGGAATGTATAATTCTATTGTCCTGTGGAGGATAAAAGTCGCACTCTTTTAAAGTTGAAAATTTTGACAAATATGCTTTAATCTTCTTTTCTTCTATAATGTTATTCATTTTTTCACCTCATTTTATCTTTGCTGATATATTCTGCTATTTCGTTCACTTAAACTTGCCTTAAATTCTTCTGAATAAATTACACAAGGAATATTTTTCTTAACTATGTAGTTTTCAATTTCTTTCATATAATATTGCTTTCCCTTTGCATATTCTCTATTACCTTCTCGTTTAGCATAATTAGTAAAGATAATTTTTTCACATCTCCACATTCCATTGTTATCAATATTCCTTGGTAAAACTTGATGATGTATTATTTCCAGTTTTTCTAAAATTGAAACGGCTTTTGAAACGGTAATTTCATTAATCCCTAAATCTTGAGCAATATATTTATAATGACTTGCAAAAACTTCAGGCGATTCCTTTTTTCTTTTTTTCATAGAAATACCTGCGATATACTCTACACAGACAGGTCTATTAAAAATCATCATTCTAATATAAGCCAAGACAAGCATAATATAACTTATCTCAGTTGTAGGGTATTCTCTTTTAAAATTAATTATTTTTCTTATTTCATCTGTATAAATAGCCGCCAACTTTTTTTCTTCTAAAACCTTTTTAAATTTTTCGGTAATTGATATTGATAGTTTTGTTGCACCTTTAATTTCAGTAATATCATTTTCAATTTTAATATAACCCAATTCTTGAAGTACTATAATATCATTAATAACAGAGTTATTGATACCATTTTTATGTCTATCTGGTATGTAGTTAAAAAAGTTAATAATATTAGTTGCTTTCTCGATACTGTTTTTACTATTCTGCTTACTTGCAAAATAAAAATATGCAAGTAATCTATGTATGCTCATATTTAAACATTCACTGTTGATATTCTTTTTTTCTCTATAAGAAAGTGTGTTAGGTGTTTGATTTACAATAATTGAATACGGTACAAATACACAATAAGCGTCACTGTAACTCATAGTCTTATAAGTTGCATATTCTGAAATATAATCTGCCCAATTTTCTGTTTCCTGAATCTGATTTATTGACATATGCTGTTCTCCTTTAAAATTATTCAAAATGGTAGAGTTCTCCTGCTGAGAGAATTTGACTTCTCCCACACGAAAAAAATCGTACACTATATATATCTGTTTTTTGAGGTATGAATTATAACAAAAAAATAAGAACCACAAAAATAATTGTAGTTCTTGTAATCTTTATATTGTTAATTTTAGATATATAGATATTCAATGCATATATAATAAATATAATTATTCTACTCAAACTTCACCTTTTAATCTCAATTCAAACTCATCAATTTTTTCACATATATATAAGTAAATGAATATACTCTCTCCACAAATTTATCCACGCTTTTAATACCTCATTTTCGTGGATAGACTATATTCCTTAAATATATAAAATAAGATTATATAAATATTATAACGGTCTGAAATGAAAAAATTGAAGTTAGAGGGTGAAATTAAGGGGTGAAATAGAAGGACTTCTAACGAATAAATAGAGTAATATTGAATTGAATATCTAATATTTGTTTTGATATATTCTGTAGAGTGATATTGATTTATTAGAAAGATTAACTATTCCTGAAAGATGAAATCTCTTTTTCTAAGATAAGTCTTTCTTTTTAAAGATGAACTCTTTCTTGAGGATTGATATTGTTTTTAGTTAGGTTCTTTTATTTAGTTAGATTAAATTCTTAATTAGGTCTACTATACTTGGGAAATTATTTACGCTTATTTAGGTTTCTGATTAGATAACATTTAAAATCGTTTCTTTTCTAAAAAACCTATGCTAAGCTATATATTTTTTGATTGTAGCACTTAGGTAGTATAACTATACTATTTAAGTTTAAAGCGTTTAAAAGGCTATTTTCTGTTACTCTACATTGAAAGAATTAGGTATGGTGTTTTAGGATTTTATTATGTTGAGCTTATTAAGTTTATCTTATTTACACTCCTTTAGATTTTTATTTAGATAATGTTTTTAGATAATGTTTTTAGATAATGTTTAAGTGTGTTTTATCAAAAATTATATTTTTATTAAATAATTATATTTTTATTAAATAATTATATTTTTATTAAATAATTATATTTTTATTAAATTGTATTTCCTGATGTTTTCAAAAAAATCAAAATTAACACAAAAATGATATTTTAAGTTTTAGAACAAAAGTAACAATTTAATTTTATTTTTTTAAACGAACAAAATATTAAAAATAAAATAATGAATAAATTTAAAATGAATAATTATGATGAAAATAAAAAATTATAAAAATAAATTTTAAAAAATTATAAAAATAAATTTAACGATTATAAGATAAATAATTTAAATCATAAAAGAATAAAACAAATAAAAATAGAATATAAAAAGAATAAATTTGAGATTTAAGGCTATTTAAATATGCTACAAATTATGGTTATTTTGAAATCAACCTTATGTAAAAATAAATAATTCTTATTTTTTGGTTATTTATTCAAATCATAATTTAAAAAATAAAAATAAGATAATTTCATTTAAAACTATATAAAGAAAGAGTATGTTAAATCGTTTAAGCATATTTATAGAATTAATTTTATTTAGGTATATTTGGAAGTTATAGAACATAATCAGAATTATAGAACATAATCAAAATTTAGAAATAATATTAAAGTTATTAAATTCTTATTTTTAAAATATATTTCCTTATTTTATAGGTATTTAAGAATAAGAAATAGGTGTTCCAGTTAATTATGTTAATCAGGGGGTGGGAATATATAAACTATTTGATATGATTAAATATAGATGAGTTATAAAAATTGTATGTCTTATTACTGAGATTAATATAAAATAAATGATTAAAGAGTTATTTTAATTCAATTTTAATTTTGGTTGTTTGTAAAAATAAACGAAAATAAAATTTAGAATATATAAAAAGTATAAAATTAAGGGTGCGATTTTTAAGAAATACAATGGAAATAGGGGAGATTTTTAAGTTTTTCAAGAAAATTGTAGAGATAAATTGTTGAAATTTAGTCAAAGATTACTTGACTTTAAAAATAAAAAAAAGAGAGGAGTGTTGTGCAGGAGATGTGAGGAGTAGGTGATGTGTAGATGAAGCACTTTATGGGTTTGGACAAAAACAAAAACACTTAAAAAATGTAAAATAGGGGCATACAACATAAATTTAAAGCTATAAAACGCAAAAAATAAAAAATCATAAAAACAGATAATATGATTTTTTTTGAAAACTGAATAAGAAATCAAAAATACTATTTATAAAATTACAAGCTTTAACCAATTTCTTTTTAATTTTTTGAGAGCCTAAAAGCTTGAAAAGTATTGCAATCTTTATAAAATTAGCCATTACTAACTGTACTATGTGATTAATACAGTTAAAACACAATACCTCGCATTACATAGTAAAAACTATTTATACTTCGGCTCTTCGGCTCTTCGGCTCTTCGGCTCTTCAAATTATCTAATACACGACACTAAACAAATTTATATAAATCAATCTAAGCACTGAACAACTCTATCAAGTAAACACCAACAAAAATAATACAATAGTAATATTATAGTAACATTATAATAATATTTAAGTATATCTTATAATTAATTTATCTATGCTCTTTTTCCCATTTCTCAATACATTCATCAATAGCCCTATTTATAAAGGCATTCATACTTTCACCCGTATGAAGTATAAAATCCTTTATATAGTCTTTCTTACCTTTTTTAACTATTATACTGATTTTATCGTATGTTTTATCATTATATCTTTTAGCTGATTCTTTTTGTTTTTCTGAAACTTTTCCCATAAATAAAAACCATTCCTTTATTTATATAAATTAACTAAAATAATAATTTAAAAATAACTTATGTTTGTGCAAAAATAAATTAAAAAATAACGAAAAAGTGTTGACATACTACATCAGATGTAGTAAAATATAATCAAGCTAAAGATGAACCTTGAAAACCGAATAGAAATGCAATACGCTTTGTATCGGCGAAATTTGCGGGGACGGCAAGTAATACTTGTAAGAGCAAGTCAAGAGAGTTTGCGTATTGTAGTTAGTATTGTGTGCTAACATTTTTTATATTAAATCTCTTTTGTTTAGGGCGTTTGTTTAGTAGTCGCAAACTAAAATAAGACTACTTAAGACTACTGCCAAAACTTTAACTTTAAGAATTAATCTTAATTTTTAAAGTTTAAAAAATACTCTATATTGTGTCTGGTCTGGTAAACTGTCACAATATAGAGCCACACACACAAAATGACAAACTAATATTATAGTAGCTATAACTTAAGTATATCACTATAAGTATATCATTAGTGGGTATTTTTATTATAGCGAATGTTTAACAGTTTGTCAATAAAAATTTTATTATAAAGGAGTTTTTAAAAATGAAAGAAAAAGTTACTAAAAAGGCTATTATGCAAAATTATACTTGTATATCTGTAGGCTATTGCAATTTACAAACTTTATTGCAATATCACAACGCGCAATATTATACTTGCGGCTATGATGGATGGCACGCCGATATATATATATTTGGTGGCTATGCAATAGTTACGGGTTATCAGCCTTTCGGCAAAATCAAAGCTGATTATGACTTATGTCAAAAATACGAATTAGAGGCACAAAAAAAGAAAGAAAAATTTATAGATAATTCAGAAACCTTTGAAAAACTTATTGATAATTTTATAAAAGAAGTTATTAAAAAGTAAAAGTTTAAAGTTCCCGCGGGTTTATCTTTAAAGCCCGCGTCCACTGCCCGCAAGGGTAAAAAAATAAATAATATAAAGGATTGGTAAAAATGTTATCTAAAAAACAAATAAAAGCTATTCGTAAAAGTATCAAGCTATTTTCTGATGATATGCAAAACGCTTTCAAAAAAGAATGTTACTGTATGAATATTGACTATACAGACGGCACAAGTCAAAAATGCTCTTTTAAAAGACTAAAAAGTGCTTTAAAATATCTTAACACAATAATTAAATATGATTTATACACCGCTAAAGTAAAAGAAATATATTTTACTTTGCAAAGTATAAATGATTTATTTGAAATAGCATTGTATTTAGACGGAAAACTTGAACTATTGTAAATATTATCAAAATCCCCTGAAGAGTCTTTGAAAATTAAACTGAAACTCCCTTAACGGGAGTCGGGATTATACCCAAAAAAAAATAATTTTATAAAGGAGTAATTTATTATGTTAAAACTTAAAGGACTTAAAAAAGCAGTAGGAGATTATAATTGGTGTAAAAATGCCCCTTGTTGGAGGGCTGATTTAATGCTTGATACCTCAACGGGCGAATTATGGACAGATACTTTTTATGGCTTCAATTATAGTTGGAACGAATACCACGACAAGGATATTATTAATTTGTCATCGTTAATGAGAACGAAAGGCGAATATAGCGTATCAATGAAGACTATAAAAGCATTTCTTGAAAAGTATTTTAAAATAGCATAACACTGATGGACGAGGAAAGTATCCCCGTTAAAGTTACATTGTTATATCCAAAGTAAACAGGTACTTATACTAAAAGGAGGTTGTTATAATGGCAATCATGGAATGGGTTTTTGATAAAGAAAATTTTATGGGGTCAGCTAAAACATGGCTAATCAGTGGCTTTTGCTCTCTCACGGGAAAGACAAAAGATGATTATATTGCTGATGGTTATACAGTTTTAAGCGATGATGAATATTTTTCTTTTCTTGAAGAATGGGAAAATAAAAATTTTATCGGCAAATGGAAAGAGATAACAGAAGAAGAATATAATGATGCTCTAAATGTGTTGCCACCTGTTGCGTGGTATGACGGCGGATTTTTTATAAGTGAAAGATACACAAGTAATATTTCCGACTTTTACCAAAAGTATAACGGTAGATATTATACATCATATCAAAGATGGAGCACAAAAAGAGAAGATATAATAAAGTCTTTGTTGGAATTTATAAAGGAAAAATTAGTAGGCTAAAATAATTTATAAAGGAGAATGTATAAAATGAAATCGCAACACATTTTAGAAATGCTGAATGAGGGAAAAATAGAAGATTTAAAAGCCCTTTTGTCTGAGGAAATTTACAAGTCAGAACTGCAAGACAAGGGCGAAAAAGCTCGATACAGTGCAATGAAACGATACTACCGTTTTGCTGATAAAGACAAAGTAGAAATGCTAAAAAAGCCTTGTAAAGACATTGAATATAAAGGAAAATTGTATAATTGTTTTATAGATGGTTATTGCTTTACCGTCACAACAGAAAGTATTGGTAATATGAAAACTTATGACAACACCAATAATGATTATTACAACATTAACAAACTTATAAGTTTTAATGGCGATATGGAAAAATTGAATTTAAATAAAATATTGGCTATTGCGAAATCTAAAGGCTATAAATTTAAAAAATCCGAAGTAGATACAATTAACGCAGTATATTATTTAAAATATAAAGGAAGTTATTATAAAATAGGCTTATTAGATAAAGCTTATTCTATTATTAATGACGGAGAAGAAGCGGAAGTATATTATTCTGGAAAAAGTGATGTACTGATTATCAAGAATAATATCGGTATAGCTGGAATTTGTCCAATAATCATAAAAGGTGACATAGCAAACAAAATTATAATTGAGAAATAAAGGAGTATTTTTAAATGGAAACATATATTAACAAAATTAAATTATTTACAAAAGTGTATAATAAATTTAAGTCTATCGAAAATGAAAAAGACTTAAAGAAAAATAAATTGGCATTAGTTGATTATGAGGTATTATTTGAAATTCTAAAAAAGATTTCAAATTTTAAAGAATGTAGTGGTGTATGGTGTATGCAAGAAAATGTAGCAAATTGGTGTAAAAACCAAGGAATGTATGTAATACCACCAAAAGGAAGTGGACAGTATGATTCTGTTAATTATTGGATTAGTATAATCGAAAATTAAAGGAATGGAAAAATTAGGAAGTTGGGCGGTTAATTTTGAAATTATACTTGATGGAAAAGTGATAAAATTTGAAGATTTAAGCGAAAATTCACAAGAACATATTCTACAATGTATCAAAGATGATTATTATTCAGGAGAATTAGTTGAGGAGGAATTTTAATTATGAGTGGAAAATTTGAATTATTTATGTGTTGCTTGGGAAACGGTATAACCGTATGCAATAAAGCTGTAATGGAAAATAACGACTATAAAACAATAGCTCATATTTCAGAAGGTGGAAACATTAAACTGTATGTTAAAGAGTCTTACATTCCTTTAGAAGATATGAAAACTATTAAGAAACAAGCTGAAAATAAAAGGAAAGATTTTCAGGAAAAATTTAAAAAATTATCTAAATCATTGCAATATATGATAATTTTAGATAATATACCACTTAATAAATTTTTAGAATTTACTAAGGACAAAAGAAATTTAACGGAAAAATTACCTGAAATGAGAGAATATTATTATAGCATTGCTTAATAAATTTATTATTTTTATATACTATCTTCTTTCAGAGGATTTTTAAAAAATCCCTTTTTCATAACCTAAAATTAAGGCTGAAAAAACTCGAAAAAAATTATTCTTGCCACGCTAATTATCAAAAAAGGTGGCAAACATATTAAAAATTTAATGGAAAATTTAAGGAGGAAAATATGACACTAAAAGAATTTTTAGGCATTATTAATATGTCGGTGCGTTATAGAGTAACGGATAGAATGACAAGAGAAACTATCAAAGTATCAGCAAAAGACAAGGAAACGCTGAAACGGAAAATCTACATGGTTTTCCGGGATGAGGACGGTACACTAAATATTTGTCTCCATTAAATGGAAAACCTGAGCTGTTGGATGGAATAAATAAAATGCCAATTTTAATGGAAATATTATAATAATTATTCACTTTTGGGAAAATTTATGTTATAATAGTATATAAAATTACATAAAAGTTAGTGCTGGAGGGTTTCTGTAAACTTCCAGCCCATATAAAAGCTCAAAAAATAATTATAAAGGAGGCAATAAGTTTATGAAAACAGTAAAAACAATAATTGACGGAAAATTTATTAAGGTAGAAAGTCCTTACAATCCTGTTTTTATAAGAAAAGCTCGACAAATACAGGGGAGATGGGACAAACCTTATTGGATATTCCCATTAAAAAATAAAGAATATGTAATCAATGCTCTTCTTGCCTCATATGGAGAGTGTGGAAGTTTATCAGAAAATATACCTTGTGTAGATGTAATTATAGATATGGATAAATATCCTTGTGGTTGCTATTTAAAAATTGACACTTTAATAGTAGCGGAAAGACCTTCCAGAGATGCAGATGTAATTCTGTCACCTAAAGCATTGGTTATGCAAGGCGGTTTTGAAAAAAGCGGAGGTTCAGTTAAAAATCCTTGTATAGATGCCCTTAATGGAACAATCATTAAAGTGGAAAATATTCCTTTGGTGATTGCAGAAAGAGTTAAAGACTTGGATGGAATAACTATAATAAATCGTGACGAAAACAAGGATAAAAACAATAGAGAATTTCTCTTAGAAGAAAGAGAAAAGCTTGTAAAAAGAATTAAAGAAATTGATACTTTACTTAATAAATGAGGTGTTATTATGTTAGATTTTTTACTTGGACTTATTATAGGAAGAAGCAATCCTAATCAATGTTTTACTGATAAAAAATATAATAAATATTTGGAAAATCAAAGACGAATTAAAGAGGAAGCTTTTAGACAGCGTGAAGAAAAAGAGCGAAAAGAAAGAGAAGAAATACTTAAAAAAACTTGTTCGGTATCTCCTTTTTATCGTGATGAAAATATATATAATATTATTAGAGGATTGACTCTTAACCAGAGAGATTTTGATAAATTTGAAAGTCAAATTAAAAAAGGCTATGGATATATGTTTTTTATTGAGGTTGGAGAAATTAGTGAAACTGGATATATTTACCCACTGGAAAAAGTTTTCAAGAACCGCTCACTTGACAAAACCGTAGCAAAATTTATTGAATTATGTAATAGTGATGAACATCATTATCGAGTTGCAATAGAGTTTGGGTTAGGCAATGAAACAATCGTCACTACAAGAGTTATGTCTTGGTGTGAACGCTATAGAGAAGTAGTATATAACACTACCCCACTTTTTTCTATATCTTTTTGGAAAGATTTTAATGAAAGAAAAAGAAAGTTAGAGGAAAAAACATCGAAAGAAGGAGATGAAAATGATGACTTTAATTGATAATTATAAGATGATAAATTCTGAAAAGGATACTTCTATAATACTTTTACATTCATACGGAAAAACAGAAAAGAGAAAGAAAGATGGTAATTTAAAAGATACAAAGTGTAATAAAAAGGAAGATGAAAGTTCTGAAGTCTTTGCTTTTAATACTGAAGAAAAAATAAAAAGTATGATGGATGTCTTTAATAAACACATAGCTGAATCAAGAGCTAATACAATGGAAAAAAGAGCAAGAAGAAATAAATTAGTTTTTCTTGTTGGAATAAACATTGGTATTCGTGCTGGTGATTTGATTAAGCTAAAGTGGAATTTTTTTATTGAAAGTCTTAATTTTGATGGTACTGTGGAAAAATTTAAGGAATATTATGACTTAAAACCTGAAAAACAAAAGAAACAAAATAAATTTGTTCGTTTACACTTCAATGAAACTGTACGGAGGGCAATAAACGAATATGTGGAAAATTTCCCTATAACCAATTTGGAAGATTATATTTTCTTTGCAACAGATAATTCAAACGAACATATCTCATATCACGTTTTGTATGAAATGTTGAAAAAAACAGCCAAGGAAGCTGGAATAGAAGAAAATATAGGCACTCATTCTCTGAGGAAAACTTGGGGTTTTTGGTGTTGGCATAAGGCAATGGATAAATCTAAAGCATTGACGATTCTTCAAAAATGCTTCAATCATTCCAGCGTTGAAACCACATTGAAATATATAGGATTGCTTGATAGTGAAATAAAAGAAATGTATAACAGTATCGAGCTTGGTATGGAATATATATAATTTTTTGTCTAATGAGGTGATATTTTATTGAATAATAATTTTAATTGTGATATAATTCAAACAGAGGTGAGTTTGGATTATATGAATGAAAATGTTTTAATTGGAACAGCCATGTTGAATGAAATTTGGAATAGTCAACAAAAAGATTTATTCGATTTATTGATACCTTTTCTTAAATATTCAATAGATAGAACTACTAAAGTAAATGAACAGTTGGATATTTCAAAAATTAAAAATTATTTTAGAAAAGAATTTGGATATGAAAATATACCAACAAATGTTATTAGATGCTTATTAAATAGGCTTTCACCTAAAATATTAATAAAAAAACATAATAATTATATATTGATTAAATCTTTAAGTTCTGAGGCAGAAAAGATTTATCAACAAAGACAAATATATAAAGAACATAGAGAAAAAGTTGGAGAATCTTTGTCTCAATATTTAAATGAACATTTTCAATCATCTTATAATACAGATGAATCTATAAAAGCTTTAATAGATTTTTTTGTAACAAAAGGATTTATTGTTGTCAAAAATCCTAAAATTTTAGAAATGGTAACTCAGAAGAATGGAAAATTAGATTATTATATTGCAAACTTTATAATAGATGAAAATAATAGACAAAGCATTATTTTTGATTATATAAATGATATGGTTAAAGGTTTTTTTGTGTCAGCGGCTATATCTACGGAGTCAAAAACTGGAAATATGGTTAAATCTAAATTCAAAGATACTTCTTTCTTTTTAGACACAACAATTATCATTCAGGCTCTTGGATTTAAATTGAAAGCTGAAAAAGAGAATGCACTTGAAATGATAGAAATGTTAAAGAATAAAGGTGCAAAGGTGTGCTGCTTTCAACATACAATGTTAGAAATAAAAAATATATTAAGAGCATATAAACACAATTTGGAAAATCCATATCAAAAACCAACATCATTTAATACACTTGAAGCGTGGGATGAACAAAGATTTACACCTAATGATGTTGATAATTTTTTAGCAATATTAGAAAGAAGAATTTCTTCAATAGGGATTGAAATTATTAATCCAAATTTTAATGAAGAGGATTACAAAAAATGTGATATTAACTGTGCAGAATTACGAGACTTCATAGGAAATAATATTTTGTATAAGAATCAACAAGCACTTGATTTAGATGCTAATAGTATTTCAAGTATTTATGCTTTAAGAGCTGGAAATAAATCTAATGAAATTGAAAAATGTGGATATATTTTTGTTACACCTAATACTAAATTAGAAGCAAATGTAAATAGTTTCTTTAGCCAGAGAAATAAAAATGAAATATCATGTGTAATTTCTGATATTGATTTGTCATCAATTATTTGGATAAAAAATTATTCAACAAATAAGGACTATCCAAAATCTAAGTTAATCGAAAATGCGTTAATAAGTCTTGAACCATCCAACACATTTATGGAAAATTTTTTTGATATAGTAGAAAAATATAGAAAAAATGGCGGCATATCTGACGAAGAAGCAGTTGCAATTCGTACTGATATTTATTGTAGGCGGCAGTTGATGAATATGACAAATGGTAATCCTAAAAATATAAAGGAAAGTCATGTGCCTGAATTACAAAATTATATCAAAAAAATGTATTTAGGTAATGAATATGGAAAATCTGAGCAGATGCTTCAAAAATATCAAGAAGAACAAGATAAAAATAAAAAAGCTATAGACAATGCTATATCAGAAATATCTAAAAGTGCAAATAAAATTAAAAGATATGTAATGAAAATTATATTTACTATTTTTACATTAGTAATTTTTATTATTATATTAATATCACTATGCGATATGGTTGTTAATATATCTAAATGTTTTGAAGAATATACAAGTATTTGGGGGTTAATATGTAATATAATTGTAATTCTACTTGGTGTTTGGGGTGTATTTGATTTAATTTTTAGTAAAAAAGGTTTATTAAAAAAGAAGAGTGAATTTATTGCAGAATATTTTGCAAGTAAAGAAAAAGAAAAGAAGAAAAAAGAATTTGAAAAAATTCTTGGAAAAGAAGTATTTGATAAATATAAAATTTAAAAGATTTTATTAATAATTTAGTGGTGATAATATGAAGGCAGATTTTAAAATAAGTTCTAAAGATATAATCAATGAATATAAATCGGCTTCTTCTAAGTCTGCGGTTGGAAAAATTTTAGGAATATCTTACTCTAAAGTGGTTAAAACCTTATTATCTGCTGGTATTGACATAGAAGATGAACTTACTGATAATATATTTGATTTAAAATGTCAAGGTTTTACTAATCAAGAGATTTGTAAACAATTAAATATAAGTATGAAGGTATTAAATGCTCATACACCATATGCAAAAGGTGCATATGGACTACCAAATGATGAAATATCTGAAAAAGCTTTATATTATCGCCAATGGAAAAATAAGAATAAAAATAATTAATATTTGAAAGGAAGTATAATTATGTGGACTGTAAAAGAAGTGATAGATAATTCAGGAATGACAATAGCGGAATTTGCAAATCATTATGAAATACCTGTTGAAACATTAAAAGAATGGTATAATGATAAGGAAAATAAAAGAAACTTATTAGATAGAGAAATAACTAAAAAGAGAAAAAAGGAAAGTGGAAAAACTAAAATAAGCACATCTAAAGACGGATATAGATTCGCTAAATATGGAAAATTTACTCTTATGTTAGATAGAAATAATTCAAAAGAAGCAAGTATTGAAAATTATGATGAAATATTTCAGCAAGAAGCAGAGGAAAGAGAAATTGAACCAGTAGATATTATAATTCCAAATGAAATAGGTTTTATTAAAATAAAAAAGATTATATTTATGTCCTTTTCTCAAAGAAATATAGGTACAGTAAAAATCGAAAATGGAATAGAAAGAATAGAAGATAGTGCTTTTATATATTGCTTTAATTTAAGAAGTATTTCTATTCCTGAAAGCGTAAATTATATAAGTAAATACGCTTTTAAAGGTTGTAAAAATCTTGATGAGCAATCAAGACAAAAAATTCTTTCGCTTGCACCTGAAACCGAATTTGAATAAGAAAACATAATAAATGGAGATAAGTATGTTTAGAATATATGATAAGAAAAATCAAGTCTTTGTAACTTCTAACAATATAATGGTCAACCAAGATGGTTATTTATATAAAAATGAACCAACAAAAAATATACTTATTTTTCTTGATAATGATAGTAGGTATATAAAACAAGAAGGAATAGGAATTGTAGATGGTGATGGATGTTATATCTTTGTGGGAGATATAGTTAGAATTATATTGGATGATAAAAATAATACAAGAATAAATAAATTTGGCGTAGTATCTTATATTCCTCAGCTTGCTACATATATGGTTGTAGACCATAAAGACCAAATTTGTTATCCAATAAGAGCAAACAAAGATGAAATAGCAGATAATATTTGTATTATTGGAACAATTTTTGATAACAAAATTGAAGATTGGTTGTTTAATAATGAATTTAAAGATTGTTCTTTTAAAAAACAAAAAAATAAAGAATCAGATTATAAAATATTTGAGGATAAGAACTGTCATCAAAAAATAATTAAGCTTTTAAATGATACTAAAACTTTAAAAGTTAAAATGGATTATTATTTTGAATAAACTAATTACTTATATAAAGTAGGTGGAAAATATATGTCTGATATTTCTTTTCAGCAAATTTTAACTAAAACTATTATAGAAGTCGATAACAAATTTATGGAAAAAATATGGGATTCTCTTGAAAAACACATTAGGAGAGAATATGTTCCACCTTTATTTAGTGATTATACAATCATATTAACAGAAAAAGGTGCAAATAGAAAGATTATAGAAAAGAGTTTTGAGGAAACTGTTTATTTTTCTAATCTTTCTATCGAAGACCAGAAAAAGGCTATAGATAAAGCATTGAAAGAAAATGGTTTATCTGAAGATATTGTTCGATATTATTATGTAAAATATTTTTCTGCTACCGAGTGGGAAATAACTGTATTTGAATCTGAAAAAGATAAGATTGAGAAAGTATGGACAGTAGAATGTGTGTATAGAAACACACCGAGTGAAGATGGTGAATTTTATGGTATAAAAGTTAAATTAAATAAATATGATGATAATTCAATAGATTTTAAGAATCGAATGGCTACAAAATATGGGATTTATAATATGTCGGATTATGCAAGACAAATAGGCACATTTGCACTTGACCTTGTAAATGCAATATCTTATTATATGCAGCACTATAATCCAGATGTTGAATATAAATTAATCAAGGTAGAAGAACCTAAAAAAAGTAAAAGAAAAAATGGTAATGCTGGTTATAGGCAAAAAATCGTTTTAAAATCAAAAATATCAAGATACATTTTATCTGATGAAACACATAAAAATAATATTAAAAATATAAGAACCTATCGAAAAATAAAACCTTGCTGGCAGGTAAGAGGTTATTATCAAAGGTTTGGAAAAGAAAAGATTTTAAAATATATTCCTCCACGCATAAATTACAGGAGAGATATTAGTAAAACGGAAGATTTACAGCCAACACCCAATAGATATAATTTGATTGACAATGATGATAAATAAACCGCTCTCGTAAGCTGATGGAACAATTCGTTCTGTCAGCTTATTTTTGTTTTTAAAAAATATATATCATTATGCTTAGTTTTAAGGCTCTATAAGCGTTTTAAATAGAAGGTATGGAAAAATATACTAAGAATGAAATAAAGTGTATTACAGGGCAATTTAAAGCCAAATAGGACTATTCTACAATATAATATCCAATCTACTTGAAATAAACAAATAATATAAAGTTTATTTTTATTGGTAAATTTCTTATCAATTTTCAGATTTTTTCACCCTCTAACCCTAATTTTTTCATTTCAGACCGTTATAATATTTATATAATCTTATTTTATATATTTAAGGAATATAGTCTATCCACGAAAACAGGGTATTAAAAGCGTGGATAAATTTGTGGAGAGAGTATATTCATTTACTTATATATATGCGAAAAAATTGATGAGTTTGAATTGAGGTTTGAATTGGAGTTAAAAGGTGGAGAAGAAATCCCCACTCCAACTGCAATTCAGGATGTTGTATTAGAAAAATCAGGTTCCAACAGTCATAGAAATGTTTATGCCATCATTTCGTGATAAACTAAATAATCGTTTTGTTAAAAAACACTTTCACTTCCAGCTTGGCTTGCAGATATGGCTGATAAAGATGATGTAAATTGTTCTAAAATTTTACAAAATGCCCTTATGGACTATCTTGGAGTTAAACAATGATTTATTTTTAATGTTTAATTCAATAAAAATTAACCGCTCTCAGAGTTATTACTTTGAGGGCGGTTTTCGTTTAAGTGTATTAAAAATAAGTTGTAAATTTAATAATCACTTCAGTTGAATATTTGGCACTCATAGGAATTTCAACACCATTGATAAGTGTTATTTTGTTTCTTTCTATATCTCTTATTTTTCGAAGATTAACAATGTATCCAGAGTGACAACGACAAAATACAGGAGGTAGTTCTTTTATCAAATTTTTAATTAAAATTCTTTGAATAAAAATATCATTATCAGTAACAATTTTAACATTGTTACCTCTACTTTCACAATAAAAAATTCGATTTAAAACTATACTATGATATTGTCCTTTGTATTTATAGACATATCTTTGATGAAGTGTAGCAAAATCTTCAAGCATAGACTGTATACCTTCGGTTAATGCTTTTTCATCTCCTTTTTTTATAAAACGATATACTCTATGCTTGATAGATTCACCAATAAATTCTGTATAGCTTGTCACATAAAAAATAATAATGCTTTCATTTTGAGTATATAACTTGTCACCAACATTCAATCCATTAATTTCTGGCATATCAATGTCAAGAAAAACAACATCAAAAGGACTATTTGAATGTGCTTCTAAAAGTTCTAAAGGGCTGGTATAAGCAAAAAAATTGAATTCAAAATTGTAATTATCATACTTAGCAATAATATCTTTTGTTAATTTTATTAAATTTTTAAGAGTAGCGTTGTCATCATCACAAAATGCAATATTCATACTTATATTATCTGAAGATTTATCAAATATTATAAATGGGAATTTATTGTTAATTTGGAATTGTTTGAAAATTATATTGAAATTAGATGTAATTATATTGTTTTCTACATTTAAAGCTACTAAAATGTTATAACTATATTAGCAATAAATTCCAATGTAATGACGAAAGGGCGTGATTAAAATGTGCTTATAATCAAAAAGAACGGCTTACAAGCCGTTCTGAAAGGTGGGAATAGTTATATGTATATTTAATCAATTTTGAGCCATTTGCCACTGTTTTTAGCTTTATAAATGCAATCATCGCTAAACCACATAAAATCGTAATCGACTTTATAAGTACCATTATTATTATACCCATTTACATAACTTACTGTGTACATTTTACATTCTTCAAATCTACCGCACCAATCACATTCTTTTTCATGATAAGTTTTTTCACCTGTACAGCAAGTATTAAAAAAATTAATCATAAAACAAATGCCTACAATAGAAAGTATAATAAGTACAACCCATGTCTTAACTGTATTTGTTCTTTCTTCTAAAGTTTCTTCTTCTGATTCTTCTTCTAAGCTTTCTTCTTCTAAAAATTCTTTGTCTAAGGTTTCTTCGTTTGTACTTTCTTCATCTAATAAAAATTTTTTCGTTTTCTTCATATTTTCCATACCTGATACCACCTTATGTATAATTTACAAATTATATAATGATAACTTGCTATTTATATTATAATTTGATAATTTACTAAAGTCAAGGATTTAATAAAAATATTTCTATTTTTTGTGAAATAAATTAGCTTGTAAAGTACGAACAAATGTTCTATAATTAAAAGAAAGGAGGGGTGAAAATGAAATATAAAGAGTGGATAATGATATTACTTGATAAGATAGATGATGAGGAGGTATTAAAGAGAATATTTCGTTATATACATAAACTTATTGTTAATTAAAAATAAAAAAATCAAACAGTTCAAGACTTGTTTCCAAATTAAAAGTAGTGTGTCTTGTTCTGTTTGATTTTTTTAATTGACTTTTTATTTAAAAAATTTTTTTAAGGATTTCAACAAATCCTTCTCTTTCTTTTTCAGATAAAGATAAATAGTTTTTAAGAATTTCTATTTCGGTTTCATTTAAGTTGTATTGTGTAGCAAGCTCGTCTAAAACACCTTCTGGTTCTGGTAAAAATATATCGCCTTTACCAGTTTCAAGCCATACTATATTGACATTAAATTCTCTGCTAATAGACCGTAAAGTCTGTTCGCTTATTGCTCTTTTGCCGTTTTCGTAATTACAAATTGCCGATTCAGTAACGCCAATTTTTTTTGCGAACTCTGATTGAGTAAGTTTTATTTTTTTTCTTAGTGTTTTTATACGCTCATTTTTATCCATTATTCGTTCACCTCCACTATTATAATAGCAAAAAAACTTTTCAATGTCAAGTTTTTTTAAAAAAACCATTGACAAACATTTCGATGTGTAGTAAAATATTAACAATGAAAAGAAAATCGAGGTGAAAAACATGAAAGACAAGATGAATAATTTTGAAAGTGCTATTGAGTTACTCGAAACATTAAAGACAATGACAAGTGATGAACAGAAGCTTGCTCTTATGCTCATCAAAGGTTATTCAGCAGGCATTAAGGTTAAAAATGCTAATGTAGGAACAGTTTAACAACGATTTAAAGAAGGGGACAGTAATATGAATAAATACGGTAGTTATAAAGATTTAAAAGAAATTGTGTTTAGTTTGGCATATTCATATTTGCACGCAACACAACTTCCATATAAAGTTGAGGATGCAGACCATGCTTATCTTGCAGTAGAAAAAATTTTGGTTTTTGCAGGCTTAGACCAAGAATTTCGTGAGTATATAAAAATGCGAAAAAAATCAGGTCATGCTGCTTATGCAAAGTACATTGAAGAAAAGAATAGTAACGAAAGCAAAAATGAAAACGAATAAGTTTTTACCGATAGGATAGTTTAATCTGCATTTCGATTCGCTTGGTTATGATATTATCGGCAATTTGAGCTAATGTAGGCAAAGATAGGCTACCGATATTTTCAGCTATTGATTTTGTTTCATTCCAAATATTATCTTCTCTTATATTGGCAAGAAAAAGATAACCTTGTGATGATAAGTCTTTTATAAAGATAGAAAATTTATCATAGTCATTATCATCGTATTTTACATCAAGTATAAGCCTATAATATTCGCATTGTTTGATATGATAAACAACTTCTTCGTAAGAATACTTGCGTAACAATTCAGGGTTGTTATCAAAGCCACCATTGTAATACATACCTTTATTACTGATACATATTTCTTCAACGGATAAGAGAATATCACGAACGCAATCAGGGTTCAATTTCATGTTAAATACCACCTTATGTATAATTTACAAATTATTCAACAATAACTTGTTATTTATATTATAATTTGATAATATACGAAAGTCAAGGTTTTAATAAAAATATTTTGATTTTTTGTGAAATAAATTAGTGTATAGTATATGAATTAAATTGGTTGTTAAGGGTCGCATTTCAAATGATACCCTTAGAGAAAGGAAAGTGTTCATGAATCATAGAGAAAATGATAGTCTATATCAAGATGATATGAATATTTATAAAATTAAAAGTACACAAGTTATTCTTGTTATAAAAATTACAACACCATTTTATAGTAAAGATAACTTTCTAAAAACAAATTTTAAAACGCAATATAGGTCTTTATCTGGTGTTTTATTGTGGGAAGAAGATACAACAGATAAAGAGCCTAATACAAATTTAGAATTTGTTCCTATTATTAGGAATGTGTTTCTTGTTGATATTAGTGCCGGTAAGAATACTACTGAATGCCATTTGACTCACAAAATGCAATATTTGTCACTTAGTGGCAAATTATTATCAGAAAAATTAGTAGGTGAAACACAAGATAACGGTAGTAATATTGTGGATGAGTTTCCACTTGAAACATTAAAAAGTATTCTTGGTAGTTTTTATACAAACAGAAAAGATTAATTTTTAGAATTGGTTGAATTTTGGCTTTTATTGTTATTTTTAGATTCAGTAAACTTTTGTGCATCTAAGAAAACAAGTTCTGTATTTATAAATGAAACCATAACATCAATAAATACAAGCATATCTTCTATGTTGTAGTCTAAATTCTTTTTAATATAGTGAGTTTCGTCATTACCAATCCATGTGGCAGCCGTAGCTAAGTTTTTTATCTGAGAACTTTCAATGTATTTACTTATACATGGTGAGAGATTAAGGGATTTTATATTAACTGATTCATTAGGGTTTAAAAAAATCACATAGTCTTTTACCAAAAATTCAAGAGCTTTTCTGTAACCTATACCTGATATTTTAGTTAAACCTTGTTGTTGAGCTATATACGCTTGATTATAAATTTCACAAAAATCTGGCGATAGTTTTTGAATCAATTTTGGAAAATCTTTTGTATTGTAAGATTCTTTAGGTGAAAAGGATATTAAATTTGTGGTTTGATAATATAACACTTCGTAATGACCAATAAAAAATTTTTCACACTTACTACAAAAGTAAAATGAAAATAATTCATTGTTTTCATTGTCTTTTCGAATAAGCCAGTTAGTTATAGGTTCAATTTGTGTAACAGTGTTGCACATCGGACAATTAGAAGGTGTTTGAATTTCAATATGGGCACCACATATTCCATCATTGGGAAATACAGGAATGTCTGAGATTGTAATTAACATTATATTTTACCTCTTTCTACAATATATTACTTATATAGTATCACAAGGTAAAATAGTAGTCAATTAGTTTTATGGTTTGAAAGGGGTAAACTTAGATGAATTACATTGTGTTATTTTCATTGATTTCTAATATTACAATTACATTTTTATCAATACTTAATTTACTTACAAAATGCCAAAATACCTGTTATGGCAGAAATAATACCTGCGATAATACCAGCTTTTGTCCAAATAATCGAAGATTGCGACCATTCCTTATTTCTTGTGTTATTAATATCTTCTGTACTGGCATTAGTTTCGGTGTATTTGTTATTAGCTTTTTTTGTTAAATAATTGATTGATACTTTTTATCACAGTATTAGGAAAAGTACAATAGAAAGGTATGATGAAATGTACGAAGTTGTTAAAACATTTACAAATAAAGATTTCGGCAAATTGAGAGTTGTGTGTATTGATAATGAGTTCTTTCTTATAAGTAAGGATTTAGGAGAGTTCTTAGGATATGTAAATATAAGCAATGCTGTAGTAGTCCATGTTGACAAAAAAGACAGAAAACATTGTTTGATTAATACTTCTTTTGGTATTCAAAAAATGGTAGTTGTAAATAAGAATGGAGTTTATAGTCTTATCTATAATGTTAAGTCACAAAGAGGTAAGAACGCAAGAGATTGGATAATTCAAAATGTAATTCCAGAACTTTATGAAAATTATGAAAATAAAGAATTGAGTGTTTTGAATTTATCACAGGAAAATGAAAGGAGTTTAAATATGAACGAAATTATCAAAATTAACTATGACAGCGAACAGCCAACAGTACTCGGCAGAGATTTGCACAAGGCTTTGGAAGTTAAGACCGCTTATAAGGACTGGTTTCCAAGAATGTGCGATTATGGTTTTGAAGAGGGAAAAGACTTTTGCTCATTTTTGAGCGAAAGTACAGGAGGCAGACCAAGCACAGACCACCAACTTACAATCCCTATGGCAAAAGAAATATGTATGCTTCAACGCTCCGAAAAGGGCAAGATGTTCAGACAGTACTTTATAAGCATTGAGGAACAGTGGAACACACCCGATGTGGTTATAGCAAGAGCATTATTGATGACAAACAAGAAATTGGAAGAATTAAAAAATAAGAATTTACTTCTTAAAGCCGAAAATAAAGCACTTGAAGCCGAGAATACCAAAAAGGAAAATATCATTCAAGAAAATCAACCAAAAGTTGACTTTGCAGAAGGTATCACAGCAAGCAAAGGAACTATTTCAATGAGCCAATTTGCGAAAATGGTAAGTAAGGAAACTGGTAAAACGATTGGAAGAAATGCAATTCTTCTTTGGTTAAGACAGCAGAAAATTTTGATGAGAACTAATGAACCTTATCAAATGTATAAGAAATATTTTGAATATGTTCCAGTTCTTAATCATTGGGGCAAAGGTGGCTTTGCAACAAGGGTTACGGGCAAAGGACAAAAATGGTTATTTGAGAGATTAAGAAAGGCTGGTGTAATCGGAGAAAAGAAAAATACAAAATTGGTAAGTGTTAGTGTAGTTCAAGGTGATGAAGATGATTTATCTTGGGTAGATGAAATATAAATAGAAATCATACAAGTTGGATAATTGATGTAATTGTAGATTGTTTATAAAATTTTATAAATAAGTATAAAATATACCATTATACATTATATCATCATATAAGTAAACAAGCAATAAGAATATTTAAATAAAAAGGAGATTCTAAAAATGAAAGATTTTGATGGTTTTGCATATGAGGTTGTTAAGGGTAATGTAATAATCGAAAATTTGTGGAACTCAAATAGTGAAATTATTATTCCGAACGAAATAGATGAGAAGCCAGTTACAGGTATAAGTGCTTGGGGTTTTGCTAATAACAGTGAAATATATAGTGTAAAAATTCCTGATAGTGTTATTGATTTATACGGAAGGGCTTTTAAGAATTGTGAAGAGTTATCTACTATAAAAATTTCAAAAAATTTAAAATACATAGGATTTGATTGTTTTGGCAATACGCAACTCAAATCAAAACCTGCGATATATAAAGCATTTGATATAACAGAACGAGGTTTGGTTTGCAGAGATTATTTATTTAAGGAAAATGAATGGTCGGAAGAAATAGAAGAAATTATGCCTTGCGAAAATGGTTATCATTATTGTACCAATTTATTTGAAATTTTTAACTATTACTCTGGTGCTTTAGATAAAGATATAGTTATATATATTTGTGAAGTTGGAGATAAGATTATTAAAACAAGTACCAGCAAATGTGTAACAAACAAAATTAAACCAATAAAAAGATTAGGCAGAGAGGACATTATAAGAATTTTGAATGGAGGTGACGTATGATGACACTCTTTAAAGGTAATAATCAAGAATCAAGTTGCAAAAAGACTATTCCAGCTTTTGAAAAAGTATTTAAAAACACAATTTTAAAGAAGGCTATTATTGAAATTTACTTAGAAAATCCTTTTATGCTTTTAACCAGAACTCTTGGTAAGAATTTAATAAGTGAATATAAACAAGACAATTTAATTATTTCTAATGGAAATCGTCATAAAACAAGGATTGTTTCTATACCTTTGTCCGAAATAAAAGAATATGGATTCAAACAATTTGCTGATAATGAATTTGAAATAAGTTTTGAAATACAAAATGTTATATACAAAGTGTATGCGATTGTATAAAGGAGTAGTGTAAATGCCATCTTTAAATGAATATCAGAAAAAAATGGTAGAAAAATATCATTATTTAATAAATAAATTTATTAATGATTATAAAACTATAACTTTATCTGAACATTATGATTTATTAGCTATTGCTCTTTGCGAATCAGCTATACAATATGATGAAGATAAAGGGGCTTTTATACCCTTTGCGTGTATGAAAATGAAAACAGCAATAATAATGGATAATAGGAAGCGTAATACTCAAAAGCGTGGAAAGAAATATAAAACACTTCCTTTAGACGAACCTTTAACAAATAACAAGGAAAGTCTATCTTTAGCTGAAATTCAGGATAAATTTTTCTCTCAAGCTGTAATGAATAGAATATCTTTTGAAGATGATATTATCAATAAAATCACATTTGAAGAATATCTTAAAACTCTTGCACCAAAGGATAAAACTATCATTGATGGATTATTAGCGAATAAAAATCAGAACAATATAGCACATAAAATTGGTTGTACGCAATCATATGTATGCCAAAGAAAAAAAAGACTTAAAAAAATGTGGATAAACTTTAATAATGTTTAAATCAGGAGGAATTTAAATGCTATATAATGTAACACTTTTTACAAAAGAAGGTAATTCAATTAAATTGCCAAATGTTAAAGAGGGTGATGTGCAAAAATTCTTAATGAATTGCGATATGTATTCTAATATTGAAATTATTGGTAGTGTATTTGAAAAAGAGGATACTGAACCAGATTATGAAGAATTATTTAATCAACTTAATGTTGATAAACTTCAGAAAACAAAAGTAAAAGTTAGAAAATTGAAATCTAAAAAGCGTGGCGTTTCACAAACATATACTTTTTCAAATTTCTTATCAAATGTTGCTGATAACCAACGCTTTCTTTTTAGATAAAAACAGTTTAATTGTAGAAAAGGAGATTTTAAAATGGACTTTATAAATATAGACACAATCAAAATACCAAAAGCTTTTACAGATTCTAAACCAAAAAAGAATAAAATAGAGAAAATAAGAAATTACTGTCAGAAGAATGGTCATATAGATAAACCTATTGTTATTAGAGAAAATGGCAAAGGCAGTTTATTGGTCGATGGTTATATTAGGTATTTAGTTGCGAAAGAATTAGGATATAAAACCATACCCTTTATCTTTGAAGATAGTTTGTATTCACAGCATAAATACATATATGGAAAGTTTAAAAGTTGCGATAAACTTTATATTTGGAAAGTTAAAGACTCTATTGATGTTAAAGTAAATGATACAGTTGTGGTGCAGAGCAAGAAAAGTAAAGGCATAGTCACAGTAGTAGATATATTTACTTTAGACGGTATGAAAAATGTATATTATTATGCAAAGCATAGAGATGTTATTAAAGTATGTAAGGAAGGGAGTGTTTGTAATGCAACAAAATAAATATGAAAAGAGATGTAAATGGTGTGATTTGTCTTTTGTAGCAGATACACATATGCAAAAATATTGTTCATATGATTGTAAAAGAGCTGCATATCTTGAACAACAAGCTCAATTCAGAAATAGGCAAAAGAATAAGGGAACAGTAGTTAAATATAAAGAAAATGTTAAGTCAATAGATGAAATTTTAGAAGAATTAAAAAATACAAATGAAGAAAGATACAAGAATGGGAAATCACATCTCTCTTATGGGCAATACATATTGAGGCTGAAAGATGAAAAGCAAAAGGAAGGGTAATATGTCAAGATTTAAAATTAGATTAGATACTGAAAGTGATGTTTTTAAGTTTTTAAATGTAATAACAAATCTTAAAGGAAAGATTGAATTAGTAGGCAATGATGGTTGTACGCAATGCAGGGTTAATGCCCGAAGTCTTATCGGTTCGCTCTATGCTATAACTTGGAAAGAACTGTGGATTGAAAGTGAAAATGATATTTATAATAGTTTAAGAGAGTTTTTGACGGAGTAAACATATGAAAAACATAGATAAAATGAAAAACATAGATAAAATGAAAAACATAGATAAAATGAAAGATAATATTATGAGTTTGTTTGTTGAATTATATCCTCAGAATCGTGTTAAACATCTTGTTAGATATGGTAGTTCTAAAAGAATTAGAAATAAAAATGCTTCTCGTATTTTAAAAGAAATTCGAAAAGAAATGAAACAAGCAAAAGATTATAGATATTTGAGTATAGACATTGCAAGCAAGCTTAAATAATTACTAAATTATAAAGAGGTTTTAATGTGAAAATTAATGTTATTAATAATATCCCAAATGTAAAGGTCACTTGTGATAAAAGTGATGATGGCAGTTGTACAATAACTTTAACAGAGGATAAGCGTTTTCCTCTTGGCGAAGCACAACTTGGTTCAGTTGTGAAAATTGGTAATCGTGAATATATCGTTCTTGACCATTCAAAAAACACTACCGCAGTTATCACCAAGGATTTCGCCAAAAAAATGAAGTTTGGCGAATCTGGAAGTTATCTTACCAGTGATGTTCGTAAGTATTGCAATGGGGAGTTTTACAATGAATTGGTTGCTGCTGTTGGTGCTGAAAATATTGTAAAGCATACCGTTAAGTTGGTCGCAGATGATGGCACTGGAAAGGGTAAAACTTGCTGTGATAATGTTTCTATTATCACTACCGAGAACTATCGCCGTTACAGAGAGTTCCTGAAGGTATATGGAGATTGGTGGTGGACTGCTACCAGAGTTACTTATGACGATGAAGATTACACTCGTGGCGTTTGCTATGTCCGTTCCAGTGGCATTCTGAGTTGGAGTGGCTGTGGCTATTGCTATGGGGTTCGTCCGTTTTGTATTTTGAAATCTTTCGTTTTGGTAGATAGATGAGGCTTAGTAAATATGAATAATTTTGAGGAATACTACAAAATCAGAAAAATTAGTGAAGATTTATTTAGCTTGATTGTTAGAATTAAGAAACTTAATAATTTTGAAGTAGAAGAACTTGTAAATTTATTGGAATTTACAATAAAAAAATTGGAGGATTAAAAATGAATAAATACGAATTGTTACAAGATGACAAAATTGAGGTGAGCGGTCGCACACTTTACAGAATAAGGGCTTTAAAAGACTTTAAAGGTGCGAAAGCTGGTGACTTAGGCGGTTATATCGAGAAAGAGAAGAATTTATCTCAGGAAGATAATTGTTGGGTCTGTGGGAACGCTCGTGTCTTTGGTGAGGCTTATGTCTGTGGGAACGCTCGTGTCTATGACAACGCTCGTGTCTATGACAACGCTCGTGTCTGTGGGAACGCTCGTGTCTGTGGGAACGCTCGTGTCTTTGGTGAGGCTTATGTCTGTGGGAACGCTCGTGTCTTCGGTGAGGCTTATGTCTGTGGGAACGCTCGTGTCTATGACAACGCTTATGTCTGTGGGAACGCTCGTGTCTGTGGGAACGCTCGTGTCTTTGGTGAGGCTTATGTCTTTGGTGACGCTAAAATAAATAAAATTAGCGATGTTTTATGTATATCGCCTATTGGCAGTAGGAATGATGCTACAACATTTTTTAAAACTAAGGACGGAGGTATCTGTGTAAAGTGTGGGTGTTTTAGTGGTACGATTGATAGATTTTTAGAAGCGGTCAGTGAAACACACAAAGATAATAAACACGCTAAAGCGTACAGATTAGCTTGCGAACTTGCAAAAATACAAATTGAATTGGAGAATGTATGAAATGAGAGAAATATTATTCAGGGGTAAAGCGATAAACCGTGACAAAGGTTATCATCGAACAGAATACAAGAACGGCGAATGGGTTTATGGATTAGTTACAAAATTGTATGATGAACAGTTTAAAAGTCTACCTGCCGAAATGACGAATACAAACGGCATAAGAGGCATCGAAATTGATTACAAAACAATCGGGCAATACACAGGCTTGAATGACGAGAACGGCAATAAGATTTTTGAGAATGACATTGTTGCTTATTGGGACACATACAGCACAGAAAATGGTCAGTCAGAAGCAGATTGCATAGGTAAAGTCGTATGGGATGATGAAACGATTTCATTCCAAGTAACAAACAGACTTTCGGCTGAAAGCTATGAGGTTTTAGATGAATGTAGTGTTATTGGCAACATCTTTGACAATCCAGAACTTTTAGAAGAGTAATTAAATAAAACACATATCAAAGCAATAGGTGTTATATTTAATAGTTTTTTATAATATTCTTATTACTTATTTCTTTAATAAAAGAAGTAATAAATTTCTTTATTTTATAGTATATAATCAAGTTGTTTTTTAACAACACTATATAGTATAAAATAATAATAAATAAAAGGAGTGTTTTAAAATGATTGGATATATGCTTACAAATGGAAAAGGCTACTATATTTCCAAAGATAAATTTAATGGCAAATTTGTTAGCATTGGCAATAAAAGATGGGGTTGTAAATGGATTGAATATAACAGGATTGAAAATGTTTTAAGAAATTCTTTAAGCAAAAACCTAAGAGATAATTTTTACATAATAGAAGTTGAAATGAACAATGATGAATTAAAAGATACTGTTGATTGTATTGTATCTGGCAAGGCTAATAAAGATAAGTATATATCCGATAATAATAATTCAACTTGTAAGAATTTAAATATAGATAAGATTAAGCAGGAGATTTCTACACCTATAAGAGAAAATGAGTTAGATAAAATCAAGAAAGATGTTAATTTGTTTTCAGATACCCTTAAAGATTTAAGAAAGCGTAAACAAGAGTTGCTCGATTTACAAAGTGAAGTAGATAAAGAAATAAGTGATATTTATCATTATATAGAATTGAATAATCTCAATGCTTATCAAGGTTGGCTTATGTATAAAATGCTTCAATACAGATTAAAACGAAGAAGGGTGATTAAAGACGAATTATCTATAATAAAACATCTTGTTAAGTGTAATATAGATACTCAATCTTTGTCTGAAATTCAAGATATGATAAAAAATATGGATAATAGAAAATATACGCCAAGAGTATTATCAGATTTATTTAAATAAAGGAGAAATAATATGGTTAATAAAATTGAAAGCAATGAATATTTTAATAAGGCAAATTTAATTAAACACCTCACACAGCTTCAAAGTAAAATGTCAGCGAATATAATACCTGAAAAGCCTAAGTGTGTTAAATCTGAAAGTTATGCTAAAGGTGTACTTGATGGTATGAGTAATATTATCAAGTATATTACATATATTACGCCTGATTTAAAAACAGATGTTAATAAAATTTGATTTAAGGTAATAATTTAGGTGTCAAAAAACAGATATATATAGTGTAAATATTTTCAAGGAGTGTAAAGTAGAATGGATAAAGAAGCTATTCGTCAATACAAAAAAGAAACTTACGAGTTATATAAACGATTACATTTGTGTACCGCTTGTCATCAACAAGATGCTTATACATTAAATGGACGTGCACTTTGTTTTGAATGTGGAGAAAAAAACAACGCAAGAATAAAGGATAGGTATAAAAATAATGCTGATGTTAGAGCAAAAGAAAAAGAGTATAGGCAACAACTCCGAGAAAAATACAAGGAAAATAAATTGTGTACAAGGTGTGGAAAACCACTTGAATTTGATACAACAAAAAAATCCTGTAAGCGGTGTCTTGCAAAAATGAGACAATTTGCAGCTGAACGCAGAATAAAAAAAGGAATTATGCCAAGAGTGTTGTTTGATGGTACGGAAAGGTGTGTAATTTGTGGTAAACAAGAAATTGTAAAAGGTTATAAGATGTGTAATAAACATTTACCTATCTTTCAGAAAACAATGTCAAAAAACAGAAAACAAATTAATAATTATTTTGTTAAAGCGAATCGTGCTTTTTGAGAGGCTAAAAATGCAACAAATTAAATCAAGAGAAA